TACTTGGTAATATAGAAACTGCACAAGCACTAAACGCCGATGGAACAGTTGCATACGAAGTAGTATATTCTAATGTCGTAGACACAGGTGTTAACAGTGCAGGTCAATCACCACCACAAACTATCACACTACCATATCCTGTAACAATTGAAGGTGCAACTTTTAATCAAGTTGAAGTTGAATTTCAAGAACCACAAGATTTCGAAAACAAGTTTAGAAAACTTGAACATGGTGAACTGCATACGCTCGCTGATAGAACCTACTTGTTTCCTTATCCTCGATGGAGGACACCTCACTTTCCATTGGCAACATATGCCGCTGATAATCCAAATTGGCACCAACAAGCAAAAGATCTAAGTTTGCTAACCACAGTGGCAGCGCAGATGGCTGCACGTTGGGATCAAGCCGATATGCCAAGTAATCCGGCAGGCAACGATGTGAACGGAACTTTTACGTTTGTCCCTCAAAACTTATGTACATGGACAAAGAATGAACATGCAGTGTTTGAAAAGTTTTTTCCAGGTGGAGAATACGACAACGATAAAGTTATATATTCAGAGTATCTTTTTGGAAAATACATGGGTCCATACACAGACAAAAAAGGTGTATTCCATCCTGACGACATACCAAATCCTAATCCAAATGGAATAAAAATTGGAGATCCAAAATATCATGTTGCTCCTTATGCACTTTTTTGTGAGCCCGACGGCGAAGACTATTGTTACATTACAATAAGAGGCACCCTAAATGGCCCAGACGCAGGATTAGACGTACAAGCAAATCTTGTTGAATCACCTTTTGGTTCCAATAAGGAAATATATGGCAGAGTTGCACAAGGCTTTAACAAGGCATTTATTGGACTAGGCACAGGACTTGTGGACCGACCAAACACAGCAAGAGCTTATACAATACCAGGACAAACACTTATTCATGCACTAAACAATACCACACGTACAAAAATACGAATTGGTGGACACAGTTTAGGCGGCGCAGTTGCAACATCAGTAACTGCATTGGCAGCAACCCTGGATAAGTTTACACACATAGAATCATACCCAACTGCCGGACCGCAGATGGGTAACGACGATTATTACAAATGGTTTCAAACTCTTAAAGAAAAAAACGGTGTAGTAGGAAGTGTTAATGCAAAGTTTACACGTATTATCAACAGAAGAGACAGCGGTCAATGGAATGACAATATTCCAAGATTACCAGGCTATCAACCTGTTGGCATTGCTATTAATTTTGATGCAAGATACACCAAGCCAAATGACAATGGCAAGATCAATGTAGATGCAGGAGCCAATCATCAAATTTGTGGTGCATATGCGTTTGCGATTAGACATCCAAGTCCGACTACTGAATACCCAGATGCACCATTTAACAATCTCAATCAGTGGCCAGAGGTTACAGACTTTCCAAAGAAAGGACAATACAACCCAGGTTTCAATCTAAGCGAACATTTAATGCGAATGAATGCAAAATTTTACGCAGGCACCGGAGGTACAGAAGTTGTGGTCACTGGAACACAAACTGCGACAACAGTGTATCCAAACAGTCTTATCAACATGCGAGATCGAGTTGTAGATACTGTAGGGCAACAAAATACAATATTGCCATTGTGGATGACATCAAAACAAACTGATGGCCGGGTACTAGGGTTTACCAAAGCATGGGTAATTGCATATGTTAAACCAGGTGAATCTGATAGAATAAGTTACAACATACGCACTAAATTTGGAGAAATACTTAATAGGGTAGACTTCATAAGTGATAGATATATACTTGACAATCAACTTACAAACAACTGGGTAGTAAACGAAGATTCAGTTGATGGCGGTAGTTTTGCACCATCGCCACCTTTAACTACTACCTTCAATGCTAATCAAACCACCAATCCAACTACCAGTGGAAAGGAAACAACATTCGACGGCAATAGTTTAAGATTTGCAAGGCCAGTCGATGTGTATGGTAAAACAGACAAATATGACAAATATCTTGTGTTTCCTACAAACAATATTTTAGGTTCAGCAGATAGTACAACTACCATCACGCATGTAAGTAGTGGCAACGTTACTATTGATCAAAGTCTTACAGATTATACAGGACCATATTTTGTGTTTGGAACAAGTGATAGTGGATTTACCGATGGTAAAAAAGGCTACTACTACCCACTATACCTTGTAAGAACAGATGCCGATGCAGCCGATGCCGGAACAGGTAGCACGACATTAGGTAATGGAACTAGTCATATTCATACATTTGAAGGCTTTGGTGGTATAAAATTTTACATGCCTAACAGTGATAAAACACACGGAGTTGCAATTAAACCTGATTTGCCAGAATATACCTACTCAGGAGACTTAGGACCAATGGCAACAGTTGGCGAAGATACTACACCTAGTACGCCTAGTTTACCTACACCTAGTGTGCCAACAAGTCCAGGCTACGGTGGTGGTGGATCATCAGGTGGAGGTGGATCATCAGGTGGTGGCGGATCCTCAGGTGGAGGTGGCGGAGGATATGGAAGTTCAAGCAGTAGCTCTAGTAGTTCAAGCAGTAGTTCTGGAAGTTACAGTTATTCCGGCTACTAGACGTAATATGATAAATATATTGACATTAAGAGAGAGATTATAATATGGCAAGCAGTATTAATCCAAACAATATAGACACAACCTATCCAGTTGCTGGACAGGATAATGACAGTCAAGGATTTCGTGATAACTTCACAAACATAAAAAGCAACTTTGAATTTGCAGAGACTGAGATTGATGACTTGCAGGCAAAAGGTATCTTTAAAAGTGCATTAACTGGTACTACACTGGACAACGATATGGCTGGTGCAGTTATTAAGAATACTAAAACACAAGCATATAGGGCAACACGGGTAGCCTTAGGAGCAGTCACCGGTTCAACTGCAATTGATTATAGTGCAGGAAACTTTTACAGTGTGACAACTAGCGGATCAATCACCCTAGCGTTTTCAAATATTCCAAGTGCAGGTAATCAAGCATTTATTACAGTAACAGTTACAGTAGCAAACATTGCACATACAATGACATTGCCAAGTGCAGTAGGAAACGGCGCAAGTGCAAAATCAGTTGTGGGAATACAAGGTATTGCATCAAACGTAATTACATTTGCAGAAACAGGCACATACGAATTTCAATTTGCTACAGACGATGGCGGAACAAGTATATTCCTCACAGAGCTAACACGCCCAAGAGATACATTAACAAATCCAATTAAACTAAAAGGCTCAGAAGACTTAGCAAACGCAGGGGCAGCCAGTCTTACAAAAACTACAAGTTTTTTTACAACTGGTGGAGCAGAAACTGCGACTTTAGCCGCTGGTGTAGAAGGACAAGTAAAAGTTTTTGCAATGGTAGGTGATGGTGGAGACATGGTAATCACTGTAACCAACGCAGGTTGGAAAGCATCAGGTACAGGAACCATTACATTTAACAATATTGGTGAAGCATGTACTTGTATGTACATCAATAGCAAATGGTTTGTTATTGGTAACAACGGCGCCGCATTCGGATAAAGAGCAAAATAATAATTGACATACCAACTCCTTTGCTGTATAATTACTGAGTAAAGGAGTTTTTTTATGAAGATAGATCTAAACAAGTATAAAGAATTTGTAGACGCAGTTACCAGCGAACAAAGCAAAGACAATGATGTCTTTGTAGAAAACTGGAACGAACTAAACAAAGATGTTGACATGCCACGTTTGCTTACTGCAAGTTGCGGACTTGGTGCTGAAGCAGGCGAGTTTACTGAGATAGTGAAGAAGTGTATATTTCAAGGCAAGCCAATGAATGAGGACAACATTTATCACATGAAACGCGAACTTGGCGATGTCATGTGGTATTGGATGCAAGGTTGCATGGCACTAGATGTAGATCCAAACATCATAATACAAATGAACATTGACAAACTTAAGGCTCGTTATCCAGGTGGCGACTTTGATGCACACTATAGCGAAAACAGAGTAGACGGCGACATCTAATGGAACACCCATTAATCAATGATATAGGCGAACTTGACGAACAACAGTTAATGGATAAGATTACAGAGTTAAACGGCAAGTTGACTATTGCAATGAGGATGGGTAACCATAGTTTAATCAACCAAGTGAGGATGGCATTGGAATCCTATCAAAGGAAACTAAGAGAAAAGCATGCCGCTGAACGTAACAAAGACGACAAGTTTGAGGATAAAATAGACATATCATGAGTAATGTAAGAATAGGTTTTAGTCCAACATTTACTGCTGGCATATATTTTGATACTGGCGTTATTATGAACACTTACAGTGTTGATTTGCAGATGATTACAAAGTCAATGAATACTATGGATCATAATATAGCACTAGAAAGATGCAAGTATATTATCTATGAACAATTTTGTGATTCTATCATCATCGGAGATGACGACAAAAAAATTGCTAAAAGATATCAAGACGTTGGTTTTCGCACAATAATTTTGCCAAATGAAGTGGCTGATCAATTGACAGGTTTAGCCTTATATAGTAAACTACAAGCAGTTACTGAAGATGTAATAGATATATTAGATATAAGTCTTAGAAGCACAATGGGCGGCGGAATAAGTTATTTGCATCACGATGAGGAAACTGCTGGTCCATATGAAAAATCAGGATGGTGGAGTGATACTGGTCCAAATTGTAGCACACTGCCAAGTACAGGTAAGAAAATTGTCACACTTAATAATCCGACTTGGAAAAGTCTAGAGTTAGATTGGGACGATGGTGAAGAACCAGAAACAGTTATTGAAATAAAACTTGAGAAGAAACAAGAAAAAATTGAGAATGCAGGCGAAAACGTAGTAGAATTTAAACCCAATGATAAAAAATAAGTTTGGTGAAATAGTATACAACATTGAAGACGTAGTTGATTTGATTATGAAACAACAAACAACTGCTGGTATCACTGTGGATGGCACTGTGCAACTTGAAGACACTTCTCCCGAAACGGACATATCATTGAGTGTTGATGAGTATGATATGATGAATCAACGCAACTGGCTAATGCCTGAAGAATATAAACGTATGGATATTGCACAGCACGTGATTGATCTTTGTAAAACAACATCAGAGATACAACGTGCTGGCGAAGAACTGTTGATGTTTCAAGAACGCAACTTGTTTAACTTGCTAAAGTATTTAAAATATCTAGTAGATACCATGCGAGATAATAAGATAATATGGGGTGTAGGCAGAGGATCTAGTGTTGCAAGTTATGTATTATACTTGCTTGGCGTACACAGAATTGATAGTATGTACTATGATTTAGACCCCGGTGAATTTCTCAGATAAATATTAACTACGCAGTTAATAGGAGTACCAAATGGTAGGCAAAAAAGTTTACAGAAGCTCGCAAGGAAAATCAATTGACCTTGGAGCATTATTATTGCAAAATGAAACAGTTCGTGCTGTCGGTAACATGGGTGTAAATGCACGTGGTGACAGAATTGATATAAAAAATAAAGTAATAGACACCAAAGCCAGAATATCGCAACGTGCTTATAACAAGCAGATTGGACCTCAAGATGATATCCCGCAGAGTTTTGCCCCACCAGTTACAAATGTTGTTCCAACTCAACCTGTTGCGCCTGATCCGTATGAGTTGCAAGAACGAAACAACAAAGAGCACAATGCATTCAAAGCACAACGCAAAGCCGAAAAAGAAGTCGCTAAGGCAAACAAGACTCGGAAAACAGACTCAAAGAAAACTCCAGTAATAACTGAAAAGATTTTAAATGCAGAGGCAACTATACCAGTACAACCAGTTATACCGCCTCCTCCACCTCCACCTCCACCTGCTCCAGTTGTGGAACCGACACCAGAACCAGTAAAAGAGCCAGAGCCCACTGTGCAAAAGAAAACTGGAGGACTTGCTGACGCAATAGCAAAAGCAAAAAGTATTAAACAAGAAGTATTAAAAACACCAAGACAACAAGCACAAGAAAAATCAGGAGTAAGAAGAATATAATGGCTACAGTAAATTATGATGCATATAAAGTAACTAGAGAAACATTTAGAGCACTACGTGATGATGTGATTGTTGAAGAAATGGCTTTCAAAGAAAGAAAATTACAAAGCGGAATTATTTTATTAGATGATGACGGCAAAGGACATGGCATACGCCCACGTTGGGGCAAAGTGTATGCAATTGGTCCAGAGCAAACAGAAGTTAGTACAGGGCAATGGATCATGGTGGCACATGGACGTTGGACAAGAGGTGTAAAAATTGCAGACGGCAACGGAGAAACTATAATTCGTAAAGTTGATAATGCAGACATTTTACTTGTAAGCGATGACGATCCAGGTGCAGATGATACCCTAGCAGATGCTATCGACATTTACCAAAGATAGTTGACTTTCCTAAAATACTGTTGTATAATACTTGTAACTTAGGAGTATTAGATGAAGCAACTTTGGACTGAAAAGTATAGGCCGAACGACATTGACGGATATGTGTTCCGTGATGATGAACAAAAAGCACAAGTAAAAACTTGGATAGATGAAGGTGCTATTCCGCATTTGTTGTTCAGTGGTGCGCCTGGTGTAGGTAAAACTACACTTGCAAAAATACTAATCAAACAACTTCAAATAGATGACTTTGATGTGCTAGAAATAAATGCATCAAGAGAGAATTCAATTGACACGATACGTGATAAGATCACAGGCTTTGTGCAAACAATGCCATTTGGCGAATTTAAGGTTGTACTGTTAGATGAGGCTGACTATATATCGCCAAACGGACAAGCGGCACTGCGTGGTGTAATGGAAACATATCATGCAAGTGCAAGATTCATACTAACTTGCAACTATCCAAACAGAGTTATTCCAGCATTGCATTCAAGATGTCAAGGCTTTCATATTGAGAAAGTGGATAAAACAGAGTTTACTGCAAGAATTGCCACTGTGCTGGTTGCAGAGAATGTTGAACTTGATATTGAAACATTGGACACATATGTACGTAGCACCTATCCAGATCTACGTAAGTGTTTGAACTTATGCCAAATGAATAGCACAGATGGCAAACTTACAAACGTTAAAGGTGATGAAGGAAACGCCAGCGACTGGCGTGTAGATGCAGTAAACTTGTTTAAAGCAGGCAAGATAGTAGATGCACGTAAACTTATGTGTGCAACTGTGCGTCCTGAAGAGATGGAAGATGTGTTTCGTTGGATGTATGATAACTTGGAATTGTTCAGTACAACTCCTGAAGGACAAGACAGTGCCATAATGGCAATACGTACAGGACTTGTTAATCATAGTTTTGTAGCAGATCCTGAAATTAATCTAAGTGCAACAATGGTGGAGCTAAGTCAGATCAATGGGTGAAGTATTAGAATTTAAACCAAAAGAAACAGTGCATGTACTAAAGTTTACTGCACCAAGACCTTTAAAAATGAGAAAGACTGGCAAGGAACGTATCAGTGTTGAGCTACACAAAGTAGACGAATCGCACGGGTTAGGACAAGCATGGGTACCTGCTACAAATAAAAGACTTGCACAAGAAAAACTTAGTAAAATGATAGAAGTAATTGAGTTTTTAGATTAACCTTTTTGCAGAAAAAGGTTGACTTATTCTATAACTGTGCTATTATATATGTATAGTTAGAAAATAGGAGAACTAAATGGCTAAAATAGATTTTATAAGTGCAGACAACGGTGGTATTAAGTTTTATGGTGGTAGAGATGATGTTGCGATGGAACTTAATTGTGTTGGTTTTGCAAAGACTCCTGAAATGGTAAATTATATAATCAAAACTAGAGGTTTAGCACATCAAGTTATGCACAGTAGTTCAATGGACTTTGCAGATGAATATGGTTTTGACAACCATGATGATGCATGGATACTATGGCAGGATGGCGTAGAGCTAGATGATAAATTAGCATCAGCATAAATGATTAACACACTTTACAAAATTTGGAACATTAAACACGCAGAGGGTGATGAATTCACCGGCTATGAAAGTGTGTACGACCAGCTGGATAGTTTTGATAAAGCACAATACGATGCTGATCCGCAAGGCACTATTGAAAAGGTATATGACATATATCGCAGTATTAATCTTGTTCCCATTGTTTACTTTACACATAAAGGCTTAGTTGAAGCAGTTAGTAAATTCAGCAAACTTAACTATAACAATGTTGACAATAGCAAAATTGGATTGGGCAACAACAGAGGACAAACCATTAACAGATTTTTGTTTCCAAACATGATGACTGCTGAACCAAAAGGCAGAGGATCAAACAGTTTGCAAGACAGATTTTTGGATGAACGTAAATTAAAACGTGCAATACGTATCTGTTTTGAATTTAGAACTGGTGAAAGATTGTTACGTCCAACACAATTGAGAACTGCATTAGAACTGGTTACAGGCGAAAACGTTACAAACTTCAAGGCACAAAATGCCAAAGCAATAGCAGAACATCTATGCCCTGTGTTATGGGGCAATGTATACGATTACAGTTGCGGATACGGCGGAAGATTATTGGGTATAGGTTCAAGCAACTTCAAATACAATTATATAGGAGTTGAACCCAACACAGAAACAGTGCAATACCTAAACTATCTCAACGATATTATAGATGAAGCAACAGGTGTTAGAGGATCTATTGTACAGAGTGTCAGTGAAGAATATCAACCAGAGGATATTGATTTAGCATTTTCAAGTCCTCCGTATTTTAATTTGGAGAAATATAGCAATGAAAACACACAATGCATGGTCCGTTACAAAACAGAGGACGAGTGGTTTGAAGGGTATGTTATACCGACTATGGAAAATATTTACAGAGGGCTCAATAGAGAAGGAATCTTCGCCACGAATATCGCCGACTATAAGTCTTACGACCGTAAAGAACCCTACGAAGTCACAGAAAGATGGAAAGATGTCGCTAATGGAGTAGGCTTCAAACATGTTGAAACTATTAAAATGATGTTGAATACACGTCCAGGCGTGGGCAATGATCGTAAACAAGGAAGAGAAAAATGGGAGGGAGTCTATGTCTTCAGAAAAAACTAAACCAACAGATTACATGCGAACGGTAATGGATTATCCTGAACCCGGTGTAAACTTCTATGACATTAATAGTTTGTTTGCACAACCTGCATGGAACCAAGTTGCCGCTGAATTATCAGTTGCGGTACAAACAGAATACAATCGCACAGGTGATCTCAGTCACGTAGTTGGTATCGAAAGCAGAGGATTTGTTGTTGGTGCGGTACTGGCCAGTGTTATAGGTGTTCCTTTTATAATGGTACGTAAAAAAGGTTCTAAGTATCCTGGTAGTCTATTAGAAGAAACTTATTCACTTGAATATGGTGAAGATACACTGGTAATACAAGAAGGTATACTTGGATACACAAACCGTGTATTAATTGCAGATGATCTGGTTGCCACTGGCGGAAGTGCATTAGCAACCAAAAGGCTTGTTGAACAAACAGGAGCAACAGTAGTTGGCTTTGCGAGTGTGTTGAACTTAGCATATCTAAACACTGATGACATGAAATCACAATCGTTGATAACTTCTGAGGAGATAACAAAATGACTGATGTAAAAGCTCGCATGCGAGAACTGTGTCAGCCTATAGAGCAACAAATACTGATGTGTGATAACAAAGAAGATATCCTAATGATGGCATGTGCTATGTTACAACATGTGAAAACAATGATGGATTCGCAAATTGGTGTACAAGGAAGAAAACAAATATTGGAGGAAGCTAACAATGACTAACTTTTTTGATTGGCCGAGAATGTACAAAGACGAAGAGTATATTGAAAGGGAGGCATACAGTTGTGTTGAAAGTGCAATTTGTAAACACTATGATATTGAAGATATCACAAAACTTACTGAAGCACAATGGGTTGAAATACATGCTTGGCAAGAAGAAAACGTAAGTGAATATTCACCAATGAACATGGGTTTTTCAGATGTGTACAATGTTTGGGAAATGGAAAATGAATAAGTATCAAATTTGGTATGAACCAAGAATGGATGATCCAATACCCATGTGGGATTTCCAAACGTTAGAACAGGCTAAAGAACAGATGGATCATGTAATGCAGGAAAATCCACTAGCATACCCATATCACTATATTTGGGATATTGAAAATAAGGTTAAAGTTGAATATAATTCTAACCAAAATGCATAAAAAGGTTGACATAACACTATTCCTATGTTATATTAAAGTATAATAAAAATAAAGGAAATACATGTTTAATATAGCAACTGAAAGATTAGCAATTGAAGATTACGTAAGCAAAAACAACATACATGATTTTGTTTATCAAGATACAATTGGCTTTGAAGCATTAGATTACTATTTGACAATGAATGAATCAGTAATGCTTGAATTTGTATGTACGTACTTAGATAACCAAAATGGTATAGCAACACCATATCCAAAGTTGCCGATGACAATATAGATAGAAAGATGAAAATGAGATATAAAAAATACGAAAAGACAATACTTACAGATTGCGATGGAGTCCTGCTAGATTGGGAGTGGGCATTTAATTGTTGGATGATACAACATGGATTTGAGACCACAGAAGGATACCAGTTCAAATATGATATGGCTGAACGTTATGGTATAAGCATACCACAAGTGAAAAAACTTGTAAAACAGTTTAATGAAAGTGCCGCAATAGGCTTTCTTCCTGTACTGAGAGATGCTATGTACTGGGTCAAAAGGCTACATGAACAACATGGTTACACATTTATTTGTATAACAAGTCTAAGTCTAGATGAAAATGCATACAAACTAAGAGAAATGAACTTACAAAAAATGTTTGGTAAAACTGCATTTAGCAAATTGATATGTTTGGACACAGGTGCAGACAAAGACGAAGCACTGAGCAAGTATGCAGGTTCAAACTGTTACTGGTTAGAGGACAAAGTTGAAAATGCAACTGCTGGTTTGAGATTTGGACTTAGACCGATACTGATGGAACATGGACACAACATGAACGCAGATGTTGAATATCCAATAGTAAAAAATTGGTTGGAAGTTTATAAGCAAATTACCCAAATGTAATAAAACTGTAACATCTATAGGCTTAAATAAAGTTTGTAAAAAGGACTTTCAATGAACAAATTAATTAAAAAGGTGTGTAGGATGGACTTAGGCAATCCCATAATGACAGCTCTTGTTGGACTGGTAGTATTTTATATAGGACTTAAAATGTTCTCAGGTGGTATGAAGTCAATGGGTAACTTGGAACATTTGAACTTCTTTTTAGGTAATCCAATTTATATGTTTATAGGCGGTATTTTAATGACACTGCTTTGGCAAAGTTCAAGTTTAAGTACAACGGCAATAATTGCACTGGTAGCCTCAGGGGCATTGCCTCTGCCCGCAGCCATAGCGGCAGTGTTAGGCGCAAACATCGGAACCACCGGCACCATTTGGTTAGCCGGTTTTTTTGTGAGCGATGGTATGCCCAAAGGCGATACACTTAGGATAGCAATAGCACACACAGGTGCTAACATGTTTATGGCTATAATGTTGTTGCCATGGGTGCACCACATAGCAAGATTTTTGAATAAGTTTTAGGAGTTAAGATATGCATTGGTTAGAGAAACTATTACAAAGATGGTTCAAGTCACAGCCAACTGTACAATATTTGTCAGGAAAAGGCAAACTATAATAAATAACTCGATAAACAAGTAACGTCCAATTTTTTTTGGGCAAATTTTTTTTAGGCAAAAAAAGGAAAGCAAATGACGCAACTAATAGACCCAAGCAAATTCACAGAGACAGTTGGCCTTTTAAGGTCATTTTTTTTGGAAAAAGGATTTCTTGAAGTACACACACAAAACAGATTAAGCATACTAGCCGCATGCGAAGACCCGTTCAATGTAGCAACATACAATTATGCAGGCCAAGTATGGCCACTACCGCAAACCGGCCAGATGTGGTTGGAACATGAATTACTAAGTCAGCCCTCAGCAAAGGGCTTTTTTTGTGTCTCCACATCCTACAGACAAGAGCCAAATGCAATACCAGGCAGACATGATATAATATTTCCAATGTTTGAATTTGAAATGCCAGGCAACATAGATGATCTCAAAGCAATGGAACTTGAACTGGTAGACTACTTAGGCTTTGAAAAGCCACTTGAAAAAACTTATGCAGATTGGCAACACTGGTACGGAGTAGAAGGCGAACTAGAAGCAGAGCATGAAACACAAATGTTCAAAGACTTTGAAACCACAATGATAACAGACTTTCCAGAGTTCACATCACCTTTTTGGAACATGTCACGTAACACAGATGGTACTAGTAAAAAGATAGATGTAATACTAGGTGGTATGGAAACAATAGGTTCAGCAGAACGTAGTACAGACATTATCCAAATGAGAGATACCTTTCACACTATCACAGATGGTGCATATAGTAACCTACTGTATGAATTGTTCAGTAAGGATCGTGTTGAAGCAGAACTAGAAGAATTTTTAAAGTTTGATTTCTTTCCAAGAGTAGGCGGCGGCATAGGTATGACACGTATGATTGCCGCACTAGACAAGTAGGATTATTCTGGGGTGGTGAAATTGGTAGACACGTACGGCTGTTAACCGTATGGTTGAGTGTACTGCAATATATTTAACCGTGTAGGTTCGACTCCTACCCCCAGAGCCAACATATAAGTACTTCATGCGTCCTATACTTCCATTTGTTGAAACCATGATAACCTATGCTTGTAATCTTAGTTGTACAGGTTGTACAAACTATAGTGATTACAATATGAAAGGCAGTGTACGTTGGGCACAAGGCAAGGAATGGCTTCAAGCATGGATAGAACGTATTAACATTTCAGACTTTGGAATAATGGGCGGTGAACCAACACTAAATCCAGAATGCGAACAGTGGATCTATGGAGTACGTTCTCTATTGCCCAACAGTCAAATACGATTTACAACCAATGGTGTAAACTTTCATAAACGGCCAGAAGTATTTGACTGGTGTGTTGACGTTGGAAATACAGTTTTTAAATTTACACTACACGAAGACAAAACTTACGGCATGGATGCTATAAATTATGTTTTTAAAAAATTTAAGTGGTCACCAATAACCGAGTATGGTATTAATCGTTGGCTAGGTCCTAACAATACACGTTTTCAAATTAATTCTCCTTTACAATTTTTTAAAACTTATACCGGAACGTTCGGCAATATAAAACCACACAATAATAAGGCAAAAGACGCATTTGACATGTGTATACAACAAACCTGTCCGTTGCTCTATGAAGGTAAAATTTATAAATGCAGTAGCATTGCACTGTTAAATAAAGTATTATCAGATTGGAGACAACCAGTTACTGATGATTGGAAGCCATACACTGACTATGAAGGAATATCCGTAAACAGTTCAGACAAAACTATAAAACAGTTCATACAAAACTTTGGAAAAGCACATAAAATTTGTACAATGTGTCCAACAAAACAGGACACTGACAGTATTATCAATCATCGATCAAATGTGATATCCAAGAAGCAATGGATTAAACTTAATGCTTAACTTATACCTAGTGCAAACTGTTGACAAGTATGGCCCTAATAGTTTTTTGCCATTGGCAATAAGTTATCAATGGATGTATGCACAGGATGATGAACAGGTAAAACACAATTACAATGTTGCCGATGTACTAATTGAGAAAACAAATCCAAAAGAATATGTAGACGCAATGCATGTTGAACCACACATAGTTGCCATGAGTAACTATGTGTGGAATTGGGAATATAATAAGGAACTGGCCAAAGAAATAAAAAAAGTATATCCAAACTGTGATATCGTTGTAGGCGGGCCTAATGTCGATAAACGCAATCCCAATTTCTTTGTAGACTTTCCTATGTTTGATATAGCAGTGTTAGGCGAAGGTGAACCAGCTTTTAGACAAATCCTGAAACAAAGGCTAATGAATAGAAATTACAACGGTATACCAAGTGTGTTTCCAAAAGGCGGAGATATATGCAATTTACCAACACGTTTCCGAGAGCTTGAAACCATACCATCACCGATACTGAATGGATTTTATGATATGATAATCGATAAGGTCGAATCTAAACACGGTAAACAGATGTGGCAAGTAACCTACGAAACACTACGAGGGTGTCCGTATCAATGTGCATTCTGCGACATAGGTGATTTGTATTGGAATAAAATTGCTAAATTTGACATGCCACGCATTGAAGCAGAAATAGATTGGATGGCACGTAGAGAAATTGAATATGTTGGTGTATGCGATAGCAATTGGGGAATGTTACAACGCGATTTAGATATCACTGCGTATGTAATTAAAAAGAAGCAACAAACTGGCTATCCAAAGTTTTGGGACGTCACCTGGGCCAAAACAAACAGCGAAAACATTTATCAAATTGCAAAGATGGATAAAGACGCAGACACCAGACTGTTTAAAGGCGTGACTTTTGCTATGCAAAGTCTAAATCCAGCAACACAGAAAGCAAGTAAACGTGTAAATTTAAAAAGTAATGAAGCACTTACGTACATGAACAAGTACCAAGAAGAGAACATACCTACATACAGTGAACTAATATGGCCTATGCCAGATGAAACCTATGACACTTTAAAGGATGGTATTCAACAACTTGTTGACCTTGGACAAAAAAGTTTTTTAATGGTGCATCCATTGGTTCTTACATTCAACGCAACAATGGGTCAAAAACATTACATAGAAGAATACGGTTTAAAATGGAAAGAAGTGCCACTGGACACATACTACTTGAGTGTTGATGATTTAGAAAACTATATTGTAGAAAAAACAATGGGTGTTTATGCTACCAATACTGCTGATGAAGTGCTAACCATGCGTGGTAATTTGTTCTCATACTTGTTTATAACCATGTACTATTATGGATGGGCACACTATCTTATGGAATACATGCAAAACAAACACGATATAAAACATGTAGACTTTATCGAAAGTATGCTTAATTATTTCTATACTAAAAACTGTCTAATAGGAAGAGAAATACGTGCCACTGAAAAACACATGCACGATGTGTTTTACGGAGATAGTTTCTGGGGCAGACAAGTTTTAGAAAACGATATCTATTGGGAATACAAAGGTGCCACTAGTGTAGTCTTTCATCAAAACAGACAGAAGCTAAAGTATGAGCTTATAGATTTTGTATATGAAAAATACGAGATTGATGTATCAGATGTTGTTGAATTTAATATACACATGTGTAAAGATCCAAATATAAAATATCCTTATAATATAAAAGTTACAAAAGATACAAGCACGCATTGCCTTAATACTGATAGCACACACTTACAAATTGATCATTGGGATAAGGAAGCACTTGATGAACGCAAGTTTTATCATGTTGGCTACCACTGGCAAAGAAAAAATCACTACTGGAAATGCACTCCAACTACAGTAGATTAGTAAACACTGTCATTCCTATTTTGTGATCATGCTCATTGCTGGCACAATGCAATTGATTACGATCAAACACAATAATATCACCAGGTGACCACGATACAATAGTGTCAACAGTTAGACCGTGTAGATTTTCGTAAGGTATATGTGTAAGATATTGATTGTATATTTCTTTATCAAACGGTTGATCTGTGTAATTTATAATATTAGTATAGTTTGTTATACGTTGATCTTTAGTTGTAATTTGTTTGTGTGAATCTTTTACATGTTGATATGGGTCTTCACTGCGTACAAACTTTGCGGCATCTCCTTTCCAATAGTTGTTGAAAAATACTGTGCTACCTGCTTCACATACTAACGGAATAATAATACCTCTACACACACTCGGATTGTTATAACCACTATCAACGTGTATCTGAAAACTAATTGTGCTTTCATTATAAATAACTTCTTCTACATATTCATTATGGTTGATCAGTGGTTCTATAACATGTTGTGGCCATTTGTCAACACTCCATCTTGGATGTTTACTACGCACAGTATCTCGAATATCAGTGCGGTCATCATCTTTAAAATGGTATGCTAATAATTCTGCAACCTGTATCTTGTTAAAAGTTTGTTCTTTGACTGTGACCATAAAATTACTTATATGGTGTTACATCATGTAGCATAAATCTCCAATACCGTATCTATGATCGGATGTCTTTGTATGTCTCGATTGTTCATATAACAAACACTTAATCCATCACGATGTGTTTCTAGTCTTTTACATAAGTCAATTAAGCCGTTGTTGTGTACGGTTCTATCTGTTTGTTCCACATCTCCTGTGATTACTATTTTGCTATTCTCACCTATGCGTGTCATTAGCATTTTCATCTGACTTGGCGTTGCGTTTTGCATTTCATCTGCTATAATCCAGGCATCCTTGAATGTTCTTCCTCTCATAAAAGCCAATGGCGATATTTCAATCACTTGTTCTTGTATCATACGTGCTACTTCCTTTGCACTATAAAATTCACGTAGTACATCAAATAATGGTCGTGTCCATGGCTCCATTTTACTATTTAAATCACCAGGTAGAAAGCCATGCTTTTCATCATCCACACCCACTGCCGGACGAGTAAGTACAAGACGTTCACATTCACCATTTCTAAATGCTTTTATAGCCGCTAACATTGCAAGATATGTTTTACCCGTGCCCGCAGGACCAGTTGCCACAGTGATACTCGTGTGTGGGTCTAGTAGGCTTAGTATTAGTTTTTCTTGATTGCGTGACTTCGGATGAAGTTCAATGTGTTTGCGTTTTAATGCTTGGTTAAAATTTATTGTGTTGTCTTGTTGTAGTTGTCTTTGATATTTTGCTTTACGTTTAGCTCGAGACATTGTATCTCCTAGGTTAAAGGTTATTCGCTACCCACAATAATATTTAAAACAAAAACAAATAAGTTATACGGTGTGTAAAGTTTTATATTTGCAGACTAAATAGATTAGTGGCCACAATGACAAATTGGGCTAAATACTGTTAACGTAAAACAAAAGGCCACAGATGTCACTAGACGATTCAGAATTTTTTAAAGACGGCTCCGACTATTGGATGGTTGCAGATAATATTAAGGGCATCTACATGAGTGATGGTAGTATGAGGGTATTATTAGACTTTGAACGTGTGATGAACGAACTAGATATATTTGCTTTCCGCAATTGGGAACTAGGCGAGCTAGTGGCAGGTCCAGAACAAGGACCATACAAAACTTCATGTACATTTTTATGGCCTGCAAAGCTAATGCCAGACCCAAGAGGAGCAATGCGGTTACTGCCTTTTGACTGTGAAGTCAAATGGAAAAAGACACAGATGAAAGTTCCAATTAAGATCAAATCACCAAGCGATTTCAAAGCAGGTACTAAGGTTGCACGACTAATTGAAAAACCAATTTGGTTGGTTGAAATTATTATGCCAAAGAGTCTTATGCAAGACATAAGAACTGGTGCAATAGAACTAGAAGATGAAACAGTTGATCTGCAGGATCTCGACGATGCTTATAACGCTGACTTGGATCAACAACAGGTTATGGATGTAGACGCACAAGCAGAAATGGATACTAATATCGATGTCCAAGTTTAATTTAACAGAAGGTCTTGGTTACAAAGACCTAGCAGGTATGATGAAAAGTACAATGTATATTGATGACTTTTCAAGTAAAATGGGCGATGACGATGAGATAGTTGTTGCAAGTTTTTATGTGCGTGACAGACAAGCGGCCGTGGACTTGATTAACTGGTTTGAAAAAGGCTACGATTTTGTATTAGATGCTGATATGAGCCCAGGTGAAGTAAAGCCAAACAGATACCTAGTATACATTGAACTAAAACGCAGAAACTACACTGCAGATAATCTTGCAAATCTGTTAGATGATTTTAACACACTTACAGAGTATGAAGGTGATGGATGGACCATGGGCTATAGAGGTAAAGAAATGCCTTTCACTGTTGAACAGTTTAATATGGTTGTACCAACCTCTCCTAAGACCTATAGAGAACGTGAGCAGTTTGAACTTAACGAAGCGAGAACTCTTGCTGGTATACCTCCTAAGGCTATATATAACAAAGGCAAAAAAGCCAAAGATATACAGAACTTACTAGCAAACGCAGGACGTTAATGCCCTACAAAAAAGTTATTGCAGTTGGTGACAGCTTCACTCGCGGTGATGAGCTGGCCAGTTGTCCAAAGCAATTACACGAATATTTGTTTCCGTTTCAATACAGCAACTCCACATGGTCTGCATTAATTGCAAAATTACGAGACTATGACTATGAGTGTTATGCACTGGGAGGTATAGGTAATCAATGGATAAGTTGGAAAATTGCAGATAAACTTGAACAAGATACGTTAGTCATAGTAAATTGGACATGGTTTGAAAGATTTGATTATATCGACACTGTCATTGATGTTTGGAAAACAACACATTCACGGCACGAGGACAAGTTAAATCATTATTTTTATCGTAATCTAGATAGTGATATTTGGAACTTGCATAGAAACTTGCAACAAATGCACAGTGCTATTTCTTTACTTAAACAACATAATATAGATTTCATTATGACTTGTTTAGATAATAACTACTGTGCTGATTTTAGCACTATTAGACCACCAGGCTCTGAAGTATCCGCACATTGGAACAATTGTATAACAAATTTACAAGCACAAGTCGTACCTCACATTGTTGATTTTGAAGGTATAAGTTTTTTAGAATGGAGCAGGCATAATAATTTTGAATTTGGACCTAACGGACATCCACTGGAAAAAGCACATATAGAGGCCGCAAACTATATAAATATGGCTATAACAGAAGGAAAGATAAATGGACATTGACAAACTTAGAGAAGAGATTGCATATGACGAAGGCTCAGTTAATAAAATATACCTCGACCATCTCGGGTTGCCTACTTTTGGCATTGGTCATCTGGTTATTGATACTGATCCAGAATATGGACAACCGGTTGGAACACCTGTCTCAGAAGATCGATGCAATTCCGCATTCGACGAAGACGTTAAAACAGTGCTTAACGACTGCACAATACTATATGACAACTTCGATGATTTGCCAGAAGAAGCTCAAAGAATAATTGCAAACATGATGTTCAACATGGGACGTCCAAGACTAAGCAAGTTTAAGGGAATGAAACGTGGTGTAGATGCACGTGATTGGAATGCAGCCGCAGATGAAATGGTTGATTCAAATTGGTATAGACAAGTAACAAAACGTGCAGATAGATTGGTTGCACGTATGAGAGCAATTGAAATAGACGACTAATGAGATTTTATGCAGTACTGATAATACTAGCAGTCATTGGCGGCTGCGGATATGGAGTGTATCTCTATTACAAAGATACACAACAACGTATTGCGACACTTAGAGAAAATGCAGTTAAACTAGAAACCAGTAACAAAAGCCTTACTGCTCAAATAGAGGCTATGAAACAAAATGCAGAAAAACAAGCAAAGTTATCAAAAGAACTAAAGTACAACTTGGAAAAAGCACGTGAAGCAAACACAGTGATCAAAGATTTATTAGCCAAAACGGACTTAGTAAAAAATAGTTTAGCAGATCCACTGGCATCAGAGAAACGAATAAATGAAAAAATTGATACCTTTTTTGGTTCTATTGAGTCTGCTACTAAGTAGTTGCTCGTTAATACCAGAAAAAGAAATTATAACAAAAGTTGAAATATACAAGCCCACAATTGACATTGTAGAAAGGCCTGCACAACTTACTTTGAAAGACGCAAACATTGTTGTAATAACAGAGAAGAATCTCAAAGAAGTAATTACACGTGTTAAAGCCGCCCAAGGTACATTTGTGGTGTATGCTCTTGACCCAAAGAGTTTTGAAGCACTTGCAATCAATATGGAAGAAATCAAGTTGTATATTGAATCCCAAAATAAAATTATTCTGTACTATGAAAAATCTGTTGCAGAAGAACTTGACAAAAACACAAAAAAATAGTATACTAAAGTATGAATCCTTACTCTACATTAGGTGTTGCAAAGAATGCAACCGCTGATACTATTAAACGAGCTTATAAAGAAAAAGCCAAAGAGCATCATCCTGACCGTGGTGGTGATACTAACAAGTTTGCAGAGATTAGCAATGCATATGATATACTAAAAGATCCCGATAAACGTGCTTACTTTGATCATACCGGAAGTACACAACCACAAAATCATGGCTTCAGTCAACAACAAGGTTTTAATTTTAACGATATCTTTTCGCAAATGTTTAGGCAACAGCAACAACGTCAAGCAGAAGCACGTATTAATATGAGCATAAGTCTACGAGACAGTCTAGCAGGTGGCAAACGTATAATTGGTGTTAACACCCCACAAGGAACTAGTAGTGTAGAAATAGACATTCCACGTGGTATTGTGCATGGAGAAAGTATACGATATGCAAAAGCAGCTCCTGGCGGTATAGACTTAATTGTAAATTTTAGAATAAAGGGCGATACAAAATGGCAACGTAATGGCCTAGATATGCATACTGAGGAATCAGTTGATTTTTGGACACTGATACTAGGAGGAGATATAAAAGTCACAGATGTACTGGGCAAAAGATATGATGTGCGTATACCACCACGTACTGCTCCAGGCATTACTATACGTCTGGGTAGTGCGGGTGTTTTTAGAGATAGGCACAATCCAGGAGATATTTTTGTTAAAATTAATGCAAAAATGCCACACGATATACCTGAGGAAGTAATTGCCACCATCAAGAAATACCAGCAATAAATAAATGTATAAGGAGACACATGCCAAATAATCCTGAAATCGAAAGCATATTAGAACAAGCATCAAAGTTAGCAGTGAGTAAAAACCACGAATACATTACACTTGAACATGTGATGTTAGCACTTGTTAAGCATAAACGTTTTTGGCGTTGTTTAGAGCAATTTGGCACTTCGCCAGAAGCAATACAACAAGACCTTACACTGTATCTCGATAGCCAGGCAGTGCTTGTTTCTGCAAAAGGAAAAGTTAGAGATCCACGTAAAACAAATGCACTAGAAAGAGTTTTTAATAGAGCTTTAACGCAGGTTATGTTTGGCGGAAGAAGATCAATGAGTACCATTGACATATGGCTTGCAATAATGGCCGAAACAAATAGTTATGCAAGTTATTTTATGTTAAAGCATGGCGTAACCAAACAAGAATTTGTTACACATTGGCAACAAACTTATGAAATAAAAAGTACACAAGGCATGCCAATTGAACATGCAAATGAAATCCTAGACGAACATTGTATTAACATAAGCCAACTAGCAAAAGATGACCAACTGGAGCCTGTAATAGGCAGAGAGACTGAACTTGAAGAAATTGTGACTGTATTAGCAAAACGTTTTAAAAGCAATGTACTGATGGTTGGCGATCCAGGTGTAGGTAAAACTGCTATTGCAGAAGGACTGGCCACACGTATCAAAGAAAATACTGTACCAAAATTTATAAAAAACTTTGAAGTATGGGGACTAGAAATAGGCAGTTTACTTGCAGGTTCAAAGTATAGAGGAGAGTTTGAAGAGAAACTCAAAGATGTAATTACTGCGTTAGAATCAAAAAAGAATTGTATTCTGTTTATTGATGAAGCACATACCATGAAGGGTGCAGGTGCAACTGGCGGAAGCAGTTTAGACTTTGCTAACATGATAAAACCAGCAATTACAAAAGGACACTTGAAAGTAATAGCCAGCACAACATGGGAGGAGTTCTACGAGAGCTTTGAAAAAGACCGTGCATTAATGCGTAGATTTTACAGAGTCAGTATTGATGAACCCAACAAAAGTACAACAATAAAAATATTACACGGACTTAAGCCGCGTTTGGAGAAGTTTCATGGTGTTCAAATTGCAGAAAATGCTATTGTAAAAGCAGTTGATATGGCTACTCGATATATGAGTGATAAGAAAAATCCAGATAAAAGCATTGATCTAATTGATGCGGCATGTGCAGTAGAACGTATCAAAGATAAAGCAGGATTGGTTGTTGACGCAGAACTTGTAGATATCCAAGTGGCCCGTATTGCTAACATACCTGAAACAAAAGTAACTAGCGATGTTAGCGAAAAAGTTAAAGAACTTGATAGCAACATTAAACAAAAATTATTTGGACAAGATGCAGTAGTTGATCAAGTACTAGAAAGACTTTATGTAAACTACGCAGGAATAAGCACACCAAATCGTCCAATGGGTGCATTTTTGTTTTTAGGACCTACTGGAACAGGAAAAACTGAGTTTGCAAAATTGTTAGGAGCAAATCTTGATATGCATCTATTAAGATACGACATGAGCGAATACCAAGACAAGCATACTGTCAGTAGCCTACTTGGAGCTCCTCCTGGATTTGTTGGCTATGATGATAGTAATCTCGGCGGTGGTAAACTTATATCAGATTTATCAAAAAATCCATATAGTGTATTGTTGTTTGACGAAGTAGAAAAAGCACACCCTGATCTAAGCAACATATTTTTACAAATGATGGATGAAGGCACTGTCACAGGTTCAAATGGTAAAACTGTTGATGTAAAAAATTGCGTAATTATTTTAACATCAAATCTTGGAGCCAGAGACAACGAAAACAATAGCATAGGTTTTGGACAAGAACTTACAAAAACTGGATCTGAAGACAAAGCAGTAAAAGACTTCTTCAAACCAGAACTACGTAACAGGCTTGATCTAACTGTAAAATTTAAAACACTTGAGCCAATAGCAATCAAAAAAATTGTTGCTAAATTTATAAATGAATTACGTATAAGTTTACAAAATAAGAATATAAACATTATTATTACTGAACCATTGGTTGATCATTTAGTCGAAGTAGGATATGATCCAAAGATGGGAGCAAGGCCATTGGGACGTAAGATTGATGAACTTATTAAAGTGCCATTGAGTAAGAAGATACTGTTTGAAAAATTAGAGAACTGTCATTTAACATGTGACTTGTTTATCAAAGGTAAGAAACGTAGAGTAAGTTTTAAGTCGCAACCAAAAACCACAGTAAGTGGTGGTGAAGTTGATGCAAATGGTATTGTTATAGTAAACGAGACAACACTAGAAAGCGATAAATAACAGCATGGCAAAGATAAACACAACATCAATTACAATAACACTTAGCGAACTGGTACGTGACGATGCTCCTGCGAGAGAGATACTTAGTGCTGATACAATTTCACAGTTAGAAGCAGTAATTACGCAACTAGCAACTGAAGGCGGAAGTGCAAACGTTCTTGTTGAATTAACAAAAGCAGAGTAACATGAAGTCAAGCAGTCTTGTACTAATAGCGGAAACCGCATTTGCGGCTGGTACTACAACTGTTACTGGCACCAGACAAAAAGGTGTGGGCTATTACAACGGCCAAGGCAACGGACAAAACATCAGATTTATTGCAGACGACTTTCCTGGAATAGTAACTGTACAAGCAAGTTTAGATACAGATCCAAAAACAGCTAATAGTTATCCAGAAGAATATCCTACTGGACTTATTGAAGCTGACTGGTTTGATGTTTATACATTTCCTGGAGACAGTGCAGTAGACGGATCAACTGCTATTACAACAGACTATAGTATATACTTGCCTGGTAAGTACACATGGGTAAGAGCTATTGTATCACAGTTTACAAGTGGCAAAATTGGCCCGATAACAATGAGCTACTAGGAAAGACAAATGGCACTAAAAAAGTTAGTAATTATACCCGGAGGCTTTCATCCGTTTCATGCAGGACACAAAGCATTGTATGATGCAGCCGTTGCACAGTTTCCTAAGGCAGATGTATTCATTGCCGCAACAGATGACAAAAGCAATAGACCATTTCCTTTCAAATTAAAGAAAACACTTGCAGGCATAGCAGGCATACCAGCACACAGATTTGTACAAGTAAAATCACCGTTTCAACCAAAAGAAATAACTGGTTTATACAATCCAGATGAAACACAACTGATTTTTGTACGTTCAGATAAAGACTCTGGTGTAACTCCGTTACCGGGTGGCTTTAAAAAAGATGGAAGTGCTAGTTACTTGCAACCATTGAAAAGACAAAAGCCAGAGCCAATGACACAACATGGCTTTATGACTTATCTACCAACTGTACAGTTTGGTCCGGGAATGACCAGTGCTACAGAGATACGTGGCAAGTGGCCTGGAATGTCACCAGAAGAAAAAGAAGATCTTATTGTTAATCTATATCCAATGAATTCAAAGCCAATGATAAGCAAGGCTGTTGAAATATTTAACAATGTACTGGCAGAAGAAAAACACACTATATCAATGCCAATGGGGTCAATTAAAAAAGCAATAGAAGAAGCAGATAAAAAGTGCGGTCCAGGAGAATACTATTGCAGAATGAGTAAAAAATGTAAGCCGATTCCGAAAGGTTACCATGTAATGCCAGATGGCGAACTAATGAAAGATGCAGAGCACAAAGTTAAAGAAACACGTATTATTAACAAAGGCGACGAAGTTTCAATCTTACCAGCAGGCGGCATGGGTTCACACAGCGAAGCAAGTTTAAAAAGTAACCTTGGAGACAAACTGCGTACACTTGCTGATATGCTTGAAGACGAGAACTATGACAATCTCGAGTATGTGATTTACAAATCAGGTGCAATGGAGTCACTGGTTGGTGCACTTAGACAGTATCAAAGTTTTAAAAACAAACGTGGTAAACGTCCAATTAAAAAAGATGTTGAGATCGATATATCCAACGAAGACTACTTGCCAGAAGATGAAACACTACAAGAGTACGTATATCAATCACGTCCATTGAGAGTACTTGACAATATTGCCAGTCGTAATGATGTGCAAAAATTTCCTATCAAGTTTGATGATGGCACTGAAGTAGAAGTTACTCCAAAAATGGCAAAAAAGTTTATGAACATATATTTGCGTAAAGATATTGATACACAAAAACTAATTGATAAGAAAATTAGCCGCAAAGAAGTATTTGTAAAAACATTCAATGCCTTAATAAAAGGTATTCCTACTACCGGTTTAACTACCGGCGACATACGATAAATTCACACCACTACAGATTAATCATTAAATACGTATATAATTGACACGTGAGGAACCTATGGTTGATCCAATAAAAACTACTGGCGAAATAGTCAACAAAAATGATGTGCAAGACGACCCAGCAGAAGATCCAAACAAGATTCAAGTAAACATTGATGAACTGAAAAAAACCAAAGTGCATATTTGTATGCCTTGTTACGGTGGTATGTTACATGAATCTACCTTTATGAGTTATATACGATGGTCAAACACTGCACGACAACTTGGCATTGACTACACAGTAGAAACACTCACAAATGAAAGTTTAATATCACGTGCAAGAAATACAATGGTTGCTAAGTTTTTAAACAACAAAGAGTCCACACACCTTATGTTTATAGATAGTGATATAGGTTGGGAGCCGTGGCACTTATTGTTATTGTTGCACCACGACAAAGATGTAATTGGCGGTATGTACCCCCTTAAGGGCTTGCCAGTAAAATGGTGCATAAATGCAGTAGAAAATGGCGAAGAAGAAGACGCAGGTAGACTAATCGAAGTTTCAAAAACCGGCACAGGTTTCATGCTGATCAAACGTGATGTGTTTGCTAAACTAGTTGATCATCCAGCCACTGTGCCATTTACAAATGACATTGGGTTACCCGAAGAACTAAACAAAGACATGCGTACATTCTTTGACACAGATGTCCGCGAAGGCCGTTACTATTCAGAAGACTGGACATTTTGTGAAAACTGGAGAGACCTAGGTGGTAAAGTATGGGTTGACAAACGTATATTATTAAAGCACACAGGAACATACACATATGATGCGGTCGGTCAAGATGCAACCTATAGAGCACTACATGAAGAATTAAAAGATACTGCACCTGTACAAGTTGATCCAGAACAAGGCAAAATAGAACAAGGCACTATTCCACAACAACAAGCAGATCTTCCACCAGAACGCAGAAGTGCAAAGGTACTTGCTAAGACGGCAGGCAAACGCAAGAAGAAAGCAAGTTAGCATCTGATAAATACGATGTTATGAAAGCAACCTGGTTTGAAAATAAAGAATTAATAACACTATACACTGACGATAGATACTTTGGTGCAGATGTACCTGACAGTTATCAAAAACGTCCTAGCAAACCTGTGCCTGTTGACAGTCTGTTTGGCTATGAGCCTGCAAGTAAGATGGACGACATACATCACAAAGATAGTATGCTGAAAATTGCACTGCAAATGAAAGCAGGCACTTGGGATGGCCCACCTATTGTTGTACGCAAAGATCCTAAAGGGTATCAAGTATTAGATGGACATCACAGAATGCATGCGGCTCGTAAAGCAGGCATAGACACACTTGATGCAGTGATAGTAGATAGAGAAGACATCGAATACTCAGATGAAGTCAAAGAACAACAAGCAAACGAAAGTTATAGTGCCAACGAGGTTGATGCCCTTTATGCAGAATGGGATCATGAATACCCTGTAGAATATGCAGAATTTTTAGGTAAAACATTTGGTTCGCCAGACGAACTAACTAAAGAACAAGCAGTTTGGCATAACAAAGACGGATTCAAAAGAATTGTTGTAAGAGATGAATACATATTGCATGGCTCACCAGCACCACACTATGACTTTGTGTACTGTTACATTGACTTAGAAGTGCCAGAAGAACTTAGTGATGAACTTGCAGAATGTTCGGGTAGTATATTAATCGACCATCTAAAAAATACAGTTGGTGCTAGATGCGGAAGTTTAACTGCAAACGCAACAACATTAAATTTTGTTTTAGATGTCGTCGCAGGCAGAGTAGAGCCAACAAAAGAAGAATATGAAAAACGTATTTTAGACATGAAAGATATGTTTGCCCAAGATGAAATGTACGAATTGGATTGGTGGGAAGATAATGCCGGAGATGCAGATCCAGATAATCCTTTTTATGCTGAAGATTTAAAGGAAGCCTCAGGTTACATACCAACTGCCGCACAAGCAAACGATCCAAGATTTAAAACTGCACTCACTGTTGATGTACGTCCAGGTGAAGACCAACGCAACATAGAAAAACTTGGTTTGAATCTTAACATGGATCTAGTAAACAAAACCAAGCCAGGCAAAAAACGTAAGAAAAAAACATTAGCCGAAAGCCTGATGGAAAAGTATCAAGTTTTCAAGGAAGAAGACCTAGTTGAAGTTGATATGTCAAGCAGTGCTTTACGCAGTTGGGCAAAAAGTGAAATGGCACAAGGCGTAAATGCTGGCTTTGAATTAGAACTTATATTTGCAAATACCGAACGTGACGAAGACGAATACTCTGACGAAGCAAACATGGACTATGACGAACCAATTGGCAACCTAGATGACATTATCACATTCTACGATGGTGATAATTATGCTTGGGAAAGTATGCAACCAGTAGACGACGATCGATTTCGGGAAGTAGTGCTTGATGACCTTATGGAATATCAAAGCGAACAATTTTTTGATTGGTGGAACGACAATGGTGAGGAAATGGTCCGCGATGAGATGGAAAGAGAATTTGATAGAAAACCAACCGACGAAGAGTTTGAAGAAGAGTTTGAAAACGAAGGAGAGCTATTTACACGTGTACGTGAGGACGAAGAAGACAAGCACCGAGACGATATAACTTGGGCTCAATTTTGGGAAGCACACCAGGTAGAAGCAATGAGCGATCTCCTACTTAAATACGATCTAGTTTGGCCTTATCAAACGGGTAGCATGGGCGGTAGTCTACCTGTTGACAGTTGGGCAGAACAAATTGCAGAAATAACTGGCAAGGGTGTAAATGTAAGTGCTACATATCACGGCAGTGATAAAGTAGCGGGCAAGTATACTATTGAACCAGACAGTAGTTTAACTGCCGACGAAGGGCCAGACAGTGGTTACGAATTGGTATCACCAGTAATGCCTCTTGATGAAGCACTGGATCAACTAGGAAAACTATTTGATTACATCGAAGAACAAGATGGAGATATCTACACAAACGATAGCACCGGACTACACATGAACATAAGTGTACCGCAAGGCAACGACATAGACTATACAAAACTTGTGCTATTCTCAGGTGACAAGTACATACTTGACAAATACAACAGGCTCAGCAACAACTATGCAGACAGTGCATTAGGACAGTTGGAAGCTCGTGCTGGTCAGATGGATGCTAATCGTGCGGCCGAAGCTATGCAAAAAATGAAAGACAACTTAGAAGACACCGCTGAAGAATATGTACGTGCTGGTACTGGACAAGCAAAGTACACAAGCATACACATCAAAGATGGATATATTGAATTCCGTGGTCCAGGTGGTAGATATACTGATAAAAGTTTTGGCGAAACTATGAATACAATGTTGAGGTTTGCACGAGCAATGACCATAGCAGCCGATCCACAAGCGTACAGGCAAGAGTACCAAAAGAAATTGTATAAGACTCTGAGTAAAGGCGGACAACAAGAACGTACTATAGATACCCTGTTTGCTGACTTTCAATCAGGTGACATCAACAAAGAAGTATTTAAAAAACGTTGGGCCAATCTTGTTGTCAAACAGCAACAGGATCAAGCAATACTAAACAAACTTGATGACCGTCCAGACGATAAACGTTTGGCAAAAGCAAAACAGTTACAGAAGGATCTTGGTGGGCCACAGAAGCCATGGAAGTACTCTATACAGTACAAAAGAGAAAATGGCACGGTGGACACAACGTACGGTAAAGTAAAAGCATCCACTGCTCAACTAGCAACACAGGCTGCAGTGCAAAATGCACTTGACAGGTTTGATAATCCACAGTTTAAAACTTCTACACCAGATTTCAACACATTAAAAGTAGAGATTGATCTTCCTGATGCACAAAACTTTAGATACAGAGTGCCTTATACAAAAGGAGATGGTGGCATATACCACTATGAGGGCGACATTAGAGCAGAGGATGCTGATAAGGCAAGAGACCAAGTGATTAACGCCGCAAAAGGATATTTTGTAATGAATCCGCAATTTACACCTAATTATATTGATACAGACATTTTTAGTTTGGATGCCGCATGGATGAGATAATGAAAAAAGAAGTCTTAGATAACGCCGTACAAATGCGTATTGATGTACATCATAAACATATTGGACGCAATGGAGAACCAAGGTATCGTTTGTATATAAACGACGAACTGTTCAGCGAACGTTGTTATCGATTTGAATCTGATATGTATCTAACTGAACAATTGTTTGTGACCAAAAAAGAAGGAACTTATAGAATAAGGATCGAAAGCATAAGTGATTTTACTTACAAATTAAGAAATTTAAGATGTAAATATGGTACAGCACAAATAATCAACGATGAAGTATTTAAACTATGAGAGCTAGTGAATTTATAATCGAAGGCAAACGCATTCCGCGTAAGAAAGGCCAACCAGCTGGTAGCAAAAAACACAGTGATTTGTATACTGATGAAAATCCTAAAGGTACAATACATGGACTTAAATTTGCCACAGTAGCAGATGCGAAGGCTAGTGTCAGCAAGATACGCAACTCTGGTAAGAAACACGCACATAAAATACAAGCCGCAGTTGCTATGGAACAAAGAGCAAAAGCCGCAGGTAAAGCATCAGCGGCCGCAGTGTATAGAACTTTTATAAATGCTATGAAAAAGAAGACCAAAGAAAAAAATGAATCTGTAGAAGAAACCAAGGAAGCACCAAGCGGACATTATTTCACAAAAAGTGGTAACTTAGTAAAAGGCAAACTTACAAAAGACGCAAAAGAACGTGGGGCAAGAGAAACAGATCCTAAAGACAAATCACGAAGTAAAGTACCAAAAGTATCGCAATACAATGAAAACTTTGCAGACGGCAAGAAAAAAGGCAAAAGCAGACCAGGACGTGTGAAACGTTCAGGTGCAAGTTGTAACGGATCAGTTACTGATCTACGTGCCCGTGCCAAAAAAGCATCAGGTGAAAAAGCAAAAATGTACCATTGGTGTGCTAACATGAAGTCAGGTAAGAAGAAGAAAAAATGAAAGCAGAAGAGATACTCAAAGAAGGATTGATGTACAAAGGTTATCCTTGTACCAAAGACTGCTCAGGACACATGGCCGGTTATGCTTGGGCACAACAACGCAATATAGTTAATCCACAAGAACTTCCTACAGATACAAACAACAGTTTCTATGAAGGCATGTTAAGTTTCACAGAAGGCAAGTAGATGAAAATTAGAGATATAGTTCAAGAAGATGCAGATGCAACAACATCTAGCTCTGGTGACATAGCAACTGTTAATGCTCCTTTATTTAGAAAACCTATCAAAAGAAATCAAAAAAATAAGAAATATGCTAATAGCCCTAGTTATGATAAATATAACATAACAGGGGAACAAAATGTTAGCAGACGATCTAAAAACATTATTGGCTAGTGAATATGCTTTTGCAATCAAAGCACAGTATTTTCATTGGAACGTGGAGGGAAGTCACTTTAGATCGTATCATAAGTTTTTTGAAGAATTATACTTAGAAATCAGCGAAAATGCAATCGACCAAATTGCAGAATATATTAGAACACTAGACACTTACACACCAGGATCATTCGAGAGATTTGCAGAGCTAAGTGTTATTCAAGGCCAACTTAAAGTACCAAGAGCAATGATAATGATGCAGGAATTGCTTGAAGATAATTTTAAGCTAGAAGCCATACTGAAACAATCATTTGAATCTGCACAAGCAGAGAATAACAGAGGAATAGAAAATTTTATTGCTGAGCGACTGGATGCTCATGCTAAACACAGATGGATGCTGAAAAGTTTTTTAAAAGAGAGTAGAGAGTAAAGATGGATAACAGTTTTGCGGCATTAGTAGGCAAGTTAAATGAGATAGATAACGGTCGTCCAATACAGGATAAGCAATTCAAGCCAAACACCAATGTTTCAGAAGGCTTGAAACAAAATGACATGACCAGCATATTAGAAAATATGTATAGGGATCAACCATTTGAAAGTGCAAAATCTTTAGACAGTGGCACTACTAAACAGTTTCAAAAAGACTATAAGCCAAAGCAACTACCAGCTGACTATAAGATGCCTAGTGTTGGCCCTGTGCTCGGCAGTACAAAACAGTTAAAAAATCCAACAAAAGGCTACATGGTAGGTGATAGTATTGACCCAGATATGTTGGCAAAAATAGCTGATGACGCAGAAGAAATTGAAATGGATTCAGATGGTGTTGACATTGATATCAAAGACTATGATAAAAATGAGTACGACCAAGAAGGTGCAAATGCAAAAGATCATTTAGCTCGTGCCGCCGATGCCGCCCTTGAATTACAAGGTATCTTAGATGATGATGAGAACTTACCAGAATGGGTACAAGGAAAAATTATAAAAGCATTAGATTATCTGGATATCTCAAGAGATTACATGAAGCAGGAACTAGGTGAAGTGTACAAGCCACATAAGGGTAGTGAAGAATCATGGGACGGCGTAAATCCAAGCACTGCACAAACACTTGCAACAAACAAACAAGGATATGAAGGCCCAGTTGCTCCAGAAGGAGAGAAAGATCCTACACAGTTAACTAAGATTACTAAAGAAGATAGTATTGGCAAGAAAAAATCTATTATGGATTATCTTGCTGACGTAGAACACCAACGTAACGAAGAGATGTTAGCAGAGCCAATCAAAACGTTTAAGACTGGCGACGGTAAAGAAATGAAAATATATGGCACAGAAGATGATGGTTATAGAGTAAAAGTTAACGGCAAAGAATCAAAAAAATCTTTTGGTAAACTATCAGATGCAGTTCTTGCATGTGAAACATTTATACAAAGATCAAACGACTATGTGAGTGAGAGCTGATGCGATTACTACATCTACTAGAGGACGACACAATGAAAATCAAAGAAGTGCAAATGCAAGAAGCTACTCCAAACTATGAGGTTAATCCTGCACAGGCAAGGCTTAGTGCCATTGCAGTGAAACTTATGGACAAAGCCGACACTGTTACAGATACAAATTTGCAAATAGCCTTGACAAGAGTAGCACAACACTTACCAGAGTATGGAATAGAGTTTGGTCCTAAGAGTATTCAGGACTTGTTAGATATTGTAAACTCAGAAGGCAAACATGCAGAACCTGATATGCCAATGGATAATAAAAACCCAATCAAAGTTACCAAAGAAACCCTTATGAAGATGATGGCTTACGGCCAGAAGATGGTTGATAAAGAAGGCACAGTGAAGCCAGACCTAGAAGAAAACGGTTTACAACGCTACACTGGTATTGAAAAATATGGTAAAGAAGGTTTTGAAGCACTACAACAAGCAGGTAGAGATGGTGCAAACGAAAAAGAAAAAGGTGCTATCAAAGACAAGTATTTAAAAAATGATATTCATGAAGACGTTGAAGATTATGAAAAAGTTACTGCAAGGCAGATGCATAAGCGGTTACGCACATTGATAAAAGATATTGCTATATTAAACGCAAAAATTAACGAACTAAGCGATATGGACAATGGTGATTTAACCGATCAAATATCAACAATGTTCAAACATGTGCAAGGCTTATACGGAGTCGTAGGAAGAGCACAGAAAATTGTTCCTGTGTATGAAGGCTATGGTAGTATGGTATCCCCAGAAACCAAAGCTAGAATAGATGCAAAAGTGCCTGCTCCTAAACAAGATCCAAAAACTGCAAAATTGCAAAAAAAGATTGATGGCATAAAAAAAATGAAAAAAGGATCTGTAGGCAAAACTGCAGGTGAAATGAACGAAGCTATTCCAACCAGTGAATTTGATTATGACTTAATGAAATTCTACAAAAAAGTTATGAAACTTGAAGACGAAAACCAACACGGTAAAGTTGCAGAAATGCTTGTGCAATTATACGGAACTGGTCCAGAATCAATGGTTATACGTGGCATCAATGGCATGCACAGTAATCAAGGCAGTATTATGCCTGAGCAACAGAGACTCCGTGATATGATTTCAAACAAGTACTACAAAAAACTCGAACAAGAAGTTGAGGAGTTGAAAAAAACCTCACCAGCATACACTATGAGAAATGAAGGTGCAATATCTGACTTGTTTAAAACTACCACTGCTGAAAAGCGGGCAAAAGAGCAAACTGGCAGTGCCTACGATGCCGCAATGGTTGACAAGCATACTAAAAAGTATGAAAAGCAAGGACTTGAACCAGAAGATGCACGTAAGTATGCATATCGTAAAGTATTTGGGAAATAACATGTCTATAGAAGAACGCAAACTAACAGGCGGCGAAAAGCGTAGCAAAGAAGCCAACTTTAAAAAACTTAAAAAGAACAAGAAAGACTTTATTGATCGTTACGGCAAAGAAGAAGGCGAAGGTGTAATGCATGCCATAGCCACCAACCGTGCCAAAAATGAAGATGCTGAGTACAAGCCACACATGATGTACAAAGGCACAGAAAAAGAATACAGAGCTTTTAAGCCCTCTAAAAAAGATCATCACGATAGATTAATGGGTACTGGTTACGATCATGATGATCCAGAAACAAATAAGATTGAAGAGAAGGCAAAGTATAAAAGCGATCCTAAACTAAAAAATTTACGCATAAGCGATATTCCAAGCGAGTATGAAAAACGCAAGTTTGCGGCACAAACTTCTAAGAAACATGAAAAGAATGAAGATGTAGGAACTGACCTACCAACAACCAATCAACGCACACAACGTATGCTTAATTTGATACGTGCAAACAATCCAACTGCAAAAAATGACTTTGAAGCAATACTGCTATCACTGGCAAAGGCAAAGAAAAATTTAAGCAATGAGGAAGATCAAGCAGATATAAATGCACTCCGACAAGATGTAGATGGCTTAAAGTTACTTGTGAATCAAATGAAAGGCAAGGTAGACGGCCTAAACGAAAGTGCAACACTGATCACTGAAGATGAATTTGACATGCTCGCAGAGAAAAAAGATGCTTGTTATCACAAAGTCAAGTCAAGATACAAAGTATGGCCAAGTGCATATGCATCAGGTGCGTTAGTACAGTGTCGTAAAAAAGGTGCAAAGAACTGGGGCAATAGCAAAAAAAAGTAACATGATTATAGAAGATATTATACAAAACGAAGATGAAGACTCAGTTGAAGTTACAGTCGGAGATTACACAACTAAACATTTTTACATGTGTGGCAGCGCCATTGAGACTGCGGAAAAGTATGGCGACATGCCTGGCATGGAAGATCTAGTACGGTTACAAGATATGTTTTACAAACTAGAAGCGTTTGTGATGGAAATAGGCGAACCAACTGATGAAATACAAGACTTTGCACTTAAATTACATGATGAAATAATTGACCAAGCTGAAAAGGTTGGTATTGAAAACGAAATATACGATTATCAAACAATGCATCTTAATAGCATTATGAAGGGCGATCCTGAACCGGGTTTTGGACAGGTTGAGATAGTAGAAGGACAACGTTGTTGGAAAGGTTACGAGAAAAAAGGAACAAAAATTCTTTTTGGCAAACGTGTTAACAACTGCGTTAAAAAAGAAGATGTACAACTTGGTGCAGATGGCCAACTTATATTTGCAGAAAACTTAGATGAAAATCTAAAAAAATGGTTCAAAGATAAATGGGTCCGATTTGGCCCTGATGGTAAAATACGTGGCGACTGTGCTAGGGGCAGTAAGTCAGAAGGCAAGCCAAAGTGTTTACCAAAATCAAAAGCACAATCTCTCGGCAAGAAAGGTCGCAAGACTGCTGCCAATCGCAAACGCAAACAAGACCCAGACAAAAATAGACGTGGCAAGGCTAAAAACGTCAAAACAAAATGACTTGGTTCCTAGTTGCACTGGTTACCTATGCAGGTGCTCCAACTCCAGATTTAAAGATACATGGCGGATTACAATTTCAAAGTTTTCAAGAATGCAATCGACATCGTTCTGCATATGAAGAAGCACTGACTACGGAATTAAAACGTGTTTTTCCTAAAGTTGACACAAGCACCATCAGATGCTTTGATAATATGAGCATTAAAACAATGCGTGAACAGTTGTACGGCGTTAAATAAGCGTATGACAAACTATGATTCTCAAGATGCTACCCGTTATACAAATGAATACTTGGCTCAAGAATATCGCAATCAAGCGGACAATGCAAAATACAAGTTAGAAAAACTTCAGAAAGAAAATGAAGCACTAAAACTTAAAATTGCAGAACTTGAACAACGTTCTACAGATTAACTTGCATCCTTATATAACAATACTACTGCCTACACGGAAACGTACTGCAATGGTAAAGAAAAGTGTGACCACAGTACTCGAAATGGCCACAGATCCTTCTCTAATTAATATAGCAGTTGCATACGACGATGACGATAACGAAAGCAAACAATATTTTTCTAGTAACGCTTGGAAACTGCTTGTTGAAAACACAGGGGCAACACAGGAAGCACATAGTATTGAACGCATAGGCTGGCAAGGCTTGCACGAATACTACAATTATCTTGCACAAAATATTATTAGCGATTGGTACTTCATCTGGAACGATGATGCATTTATGCGTACACAAGGGTGGGATCAAGAAATTCTTGCACACAAAGACTATAAAGGTTTACTCAGTATGGAATCAAATGGCAAGCGTCCTGATAGCACACTATTTCCTTGTGTAAATCGATTATGGGTTGAAACATTTGATATGATTGGCATTAATCCAGTTGACCAATGGATACAAGATATTACATATCCAATGGGTGCATACAAAAGATTACAGAGTACAATTTTTCACGATCATTTTAAAACCACTGGTAACAACAACGACGAAGTATATCAAGAAACTAGTAAAACAAAAAAGTTTACCAAACGTGCATACAAAACTCCTGAAGTATCAGCAATGAAAGAGGAATGGGTGGCACGTTGGAAGGCACTTTATGATAACTAAAATAATTGTACTGCAAAGTAGTAAGATATCAAAGTCAATGGGTGCATTGTGTATTGCACGTGCAAAAGAGTTTGGGCTTGATGCCCAGGTTAGCAACGGTGTACATGGTGAAGATGCACATAAGATACTTGCAGACTTAAAATTACGTCAATACAAAGCAAAAATGAAAGGTGGTAGACTAGGAGTACTAGGTTGTTTTCTAAGCCATTACTTTCTGTGGAATGAGTGTGTTAAATCAAATGAGCCTTATATGATACTAGAACATGATGCATATATGCTACGTCCTTTGCCAAATAAAGTTCTTAAACTTTTTCCAGATATCTTAAAGCTAGACAGTTTAGATCCTTACTTAAAAACATACAATGAAGACCTAGAACGTCAGCCAAAACTAGATACCATATGGAGTTTGCATGACAGGAAAGAACATGGCAAACACATACACGAAAGAGGATTATATTCAATTGGCGGTTACGGATACATAATCAAACCACATGCAGCCGAAGAACTTATTTCAGAGTGTAAGACTAATGGCTTCCGACCTGCAGACCATCAGATACACACAACAGTAAATATAGATATACATCATATTGCACCAAGTGTTGTAAGGATACACAAAGATTACCACACACATGATGCAATGAAAACACTGTCTCTTACACGCAATTTAGAAAAGAACAGCCGAAGATGAGATATCCTGCACACTTTCCAGATGATCACCCCAATGATCCTCGCACATATATACCCAACATAGAATTTTATATTACAAATGTATGTAACATTTCATGTCCGCAGTGTAATAGATTCAACAACTTTAACTTCAAAGGTCACCAAATATGGAAAGACTTTGAAGCAACATACGAAGCATGGGCAACAAAAATACGCCTCCAAAAAATTTGTATACTTGGTGGTGAGCCGTTGATGAATCCAAGTATTGTTGGTTGGATATATGGAATAAATCGACTATGGAACAAAAAAGTGCAGATACTAACAAACGGTACAAGATTAAATCATGTGCCTGGACTTTATAAAGCATTACAAAATTTTAGAAATGAAAACGGGAATTGGATTGGTGTAAGTGTACACAATGCCAATGACATGGATAGACACTTTGAAGAGGGTTACAAGTTCTTACAAGGAAATATAACAAAGTTAAACGGCAAACGCAACACTGATACGCACGGGACTTGGGGTGCAGATTATGCCCTTGTTGACCAAAACAACGTAAGAGTGCATTATTGGATTGAAAATCAGTTTACAAAGGCCGCAGTGCAACGTAATCCACTTACTGAAAGATTTGAATTACAAAACAGTGACCCACAAGAAGCACATGATCAATGCTCTTTTGTACATCACATGTGCCATCATTTTATTAGAGGCAAACTTTACAAGTGTGGTCCAGTGGGAATAATGCCTGAGTTTGATAATCAGCAAAAATTTGACATCACTGATGAAGATAGAAAACTACTACACAGTTATGAACCTTTAGCCGTTGAAGAATTTACACAGAGAGGCAAACAGTTCATAGATAACATAGACGAAGTGATTGATCAGTGTAAATTTTGTCCAAGCCACCGCAAACCATTAGAGACTATAGAAAGTTTAAACAAAAAAAGATTCAGTACAAGCAGTTTCAAAGATGTACAAAAAGCATAGCCTTAGGACCGATCCAAAGGCTAGGGAGGGTACTGCCCTAGAACCGAGTTCGCTACCCTGGTTTTAAAAGTGCCATAATTACCAAAATAGGTGTTGACATCAGTTAACAGTTAGTATATAATGTAAACATTATAAGGAGTATTTACATGACAACCCAATTCGACTCAGAACAAAAAGCAAAACTTACACAAATTATCAACGAAGGTATGGGTGTGATGAGCGAAGTAGAAGCACTTAACGAAGGCCTAAGCGATACTGTTAAAGCAATCGCCGAAGAACTACAAATCAAACCATCAGTGCTTAAGAAAGCAATACGTATTGCACACAAAGCAAGTTACACTGCTGAAAAAGAAGATCAAGAACTACTTGAAGAAATATTAACAACTGCTGGACGGACTCTTTAAGCTATATGGATAAAGTATACGATGACGATATTTGGACAAAAAGCAGTGCAGGAAAGGAAGAGACAAAAACATATAAAATTTTAGAAAGTTATTGTAATAAGCACGACCAATTTGTTTTTTCATTAGTAGATTTACTTCCAGATAACAAATTAAAAAACAATATTATTGTAACTGATAACTTTATCAAAAAGAAACATATTGCTTTATACCCTGAGTTTTACGGCAACTACTTTTATAAACCAAAGTACACTGAGAGATTACCTACTAAGTTATTTTGTTGCTTTATTAACCGGGCAGATAGTTTTAGGCAAAGCTGGTTGTACCAGTTTGAACGTTGTAAAATCCTAGATAAAGGTGCCGTAAGTTATCGTTTAGAATACAGGAAAGATGATATCGCAAAAGAAATATCAACTACGCCTTCTCTGTTATTTGAACACTTATATCAAGGCAATGAAATATTTGCTAAAGAGCATAACATTTTAAAATATCGAGTTCCATTTACAACATTTGAAACTACACTAGAACAGGCTATAATTGACAGCAAAATAAGTTTAGTTTTAGAAACCTATTTTGATAAAACACACGGTGTTGCATTCAGCGAAAAAATATTTAGAAATTTACTGTTGCCAAGACCATTTTTGCTGTTTAACAACCCTGGAGCAATACAACATCTAAGAAGTTGCGGGTTTGATGTTTTTGACGATATTGTCGATCACTCTTACGACAATATCATAGAAGGTGTTCCTAAACAAATACATATATTAGAACAAACTAAAAAATTTGCATTAATAGAATATTCTACCAAATTGGTTGATAGATTACAAGAAGGATGCAATAATAACATAAACAAACTGTTAGAACTTAAAAACTTGTGGCCAACAAAATTACAGTCTGTTGTTGAAAAATTGGAAAACAATGAGTTACGTTGACGCACTATTTGACAGAGAAAAAGATAGAATACACGTTGTAGAACGTGTAGATGGCAGGAGAGAATATAGAGAGTTTCCTGCCAGTTACTGTTTCTATTATGCTGACCCAAGAGGCAAATATAAAAGTATCTATGGCCGTCCTGTTAGTAGGTTTGCAACACGTAACAACAAAGAGTTCCGTAAAGAATTGCGTATTCAAAACGGAAAGGAACTGTTTGAATCAGATGTTAATCCTGTGTTTAGATGCTTTGAAGAAAACTACAAAGGCATAGATGCACCTAAGTTACAAACTGCATTTTTTGATATTGAGGTTGACTTTGATCCTGTAAAGGGCTATAGTTCACCAGCAGATCCTTTTAATCCTGTGACTGCTATCAGTATATATCTACAGTGGATGGAGCAGTTGGTAACATTAGTGATAGCTCCTAAAGCAATGAGCTGGGAAACTGCACAAGAAATATGCAACGAGTTTCCTAACACCATGCTATTTGAACGTGAAGAAGAGCTATTAGGAACGTTCTTGGACTTGATTGAAGATGCAGATATTATCAGTGGTTGGAACAGTGAAGGTTATGATATACCTTATCTTGTAAACAGAACTGCAAGAATACTGAGCAAGGATGACACTAGACGTTTTTGTTTATGGAGTCAACTGCCTAAGAAACGTACATTTGAACGTTTTGGATCAGAGAATGTGACATTTGATACTATAGGTAGAGTGCATATGGACTATATGCAACTGTATAGAAAGTACACATATGAAGAGAGACACAGTTACAGTTTAGATGCTATTGGTGAATATGAACTTGATGAGAAGAAAACTGCATATGAAGGTACACTAGATCAACTGTACAATCAAAACTTCAAAACATTTATTGAGTATTCGCGACAGGATACTGCACTGCTTGACAAGATGGATAAGAAACTGCGTTTTATTGCATTGGCAAGTGAACTAGCACATGCAAATACTGTGTTGCTACAAACAACAATGGGTGCGGTTGCAGTTATAGAACAAGCAATTATAAATGAAGCACATGAACAAGGCATGGTTGTGCCTAATAGAGCACAACGTCTTACAGATGATGATACTGCGGCGGCAGGTGCTTATGTTGCATATCCAAAAAAAGGTATACACGAGTATGTTGGTGCTATTGACATCAACAGTTTGTATCCATCAGCCATTAGAGCATTGAATATGGCACAGGAAACCATTGTTGGACAACTGCGTCCTATAATGACAGAAAACTATATCAAAAACAAAATAAACAACAAAGCAAGTTTTGCAATGGCTTGGGAGGGCTTGTTTGGTTCACTAGAATACACTGCGGTTATGAAACAAGAACGTGGCACAGAGATTACAGTGGACTGGGAGAATGGCGAAGAAAGTGTACACAGTGCCGCAGAGCTATGGAAACTGATATTTGATAGCAACCAGCCGTGGATACTAAGTGCCAATGGTACTATATTCACTTATGAAAAAGAAGGCGTTGTACCTGGCTTACTTGCACGTTGGTATAGAGAACGTCAAGAGATACAGAAAAAACTGAGAGCCGCAACTGATCCCGACGAACGAGAGTTTTTGGACAAGCGACAACTTGTTAAGAAGATTAACTTAAACAGTTTGTATGGTGCTATTCTCAATCCAGGTTGTAGATTCTTTGATAAACGTATTGGACAGAGCACGACACTTACAGGTAGAGCAGTAGCACATCATATGGATGCTTTTGTAAATGAAACCATAACTGGCAAGTATGATCATGTTGGTGATGCAGTAATTTATGGCGACACAGATAGTGTATACTTTAGTGCATATCCGATACTGAAGAAAGATATAGATGCTGGTACTATGGAATGGAACAAAGAAATTTGTATACAACTTTATGATGCTATCAGTGACCAACTAAACGACAGTTGGCCAAGATTTATGGAACAAGCATTCCATGTGCCAAGAGACAACGGACTCATTATTAAAGGCGGTAGAGAACTTATTGCTGATAGAGGATTGTTTATTACAAAGAAACGTTATGCAGTAAACATATTTGACTTGGAAGGCAAGCGACTAGACATAGAAGGCAAGCAAGGCAAAATCAAAGCAATGGGCTTGGACTTGAAACGTAGTGATACGCCAAAGGTTATACAAGACTTTTTGATGACCTTACTAGTAGAAGTGCTTGCTGGTGCTGGCAGAGAAAAAATTATAGAGATGATTAAAGCATTCAAGTTTGATTTCAAAGAACGTCCTGCTTGGGAAAAAGGTTCACCTAAACGTGTTAACAACCTAACTATGTATAGCAAGAAGGAAGAACGTGAAGGCCGTGCAAACATGCCTGGACATGTACGTGCCGGTATGAATTGGAATACTATGAAGAAGATGAATTCAGACAACTACAGTCAGCAGATTATTGATGGTATGAAAACTATTGTGTGTAAACTAAAGCCAAATCCACTGAACTGGACCTCAATTGGTTATCCGACAGATGAGATGCACTTGCCACAATGGTTTAAAGAACTGCCGTTTGATGATGCACTTATGGAAGCCACTGTTGTTGATCAAAAGATTGACAACCTGTTACATGTACTTGAGTGGGATTTGGCAAGCGAAACAAATACTGCAAACACTTTTAATTCCTTATTTGAGTTTGAATAATGACTGAAAAATTAAGAGATATAGTTAGATACAGAGCTATGGTTGATAGTATAGATATGGATACCATTCGCAAAGATATCAATGAAACACTAAGCAAGGTTTGTAACGATCTTGCAATAAACAACTTTGATGCTGAAAATTTAAAAGATCGCATGCTTAATAGTCATTTATCAGTGTTGAATAATTTAGAGGACATGTCACTTGATCTAAATACATTTAAGGAAGAGATCAACAAACAGGTGAAAAAGATCGAAGAACCATACTATGAAAAAAGCAAAGAAATTTATAAAAATCATGAACTGTTGTCGCCAATGGATAAACTTAGCCGACTTAAAAACAAAGATTTGTTATTCCATGAAGATACAACTAAGGAATTGATAAATGCAATAACTATCAAGATAAGCAATCAATATGCTTGTTGTCAACTTGCACCTGGTTATGGCGATATTACAAAACATTTAGTACATGGGACACCTTTGTACATTGTAGAGCAAGACAGAGAAGGATCAGCGGTTAATACAGATTTTTTCAATCAGATAATGACAAATCGTATTGCTTGGTATACAATGAACGATAATGACAAAGAGATATTATCGGCACTTCCGCAAAGTCAGATTGGATGCTTTGTTGTAATTGATTATTTTAATTTTAAGTCTGAGGATATTATTGAAAAATACTTAAAGTCAATTTACAAATGTTTACGTCCGGGAGGTGCAGTAATTTTTACCTTTAATAACTGCGATTATCCAAATGCTATTGACAAAGTTGATGAAATGTACTATTGTTATACAACAGGCACACAAATGAAAAAAATATGTTCTTCTATAGGGTTTGAGATACTGAGACTTACTGCAATGGGTTATGATGAGCTAGAAAACGGTATAAGTTGGTTAGAAATAAAAAAACCAGGAGAGCTCAATACAATACGATCGGCACAAGGACTTGCCAGCATAGAAAAATTATAAACTGGAGAAGAAAACATGAGAGACTATCTACTAGACTTAGTTGAACACAGCTATGACTTAGGTTGCATTGACCTAATTAAAATTACAGGCACAGACACTGCTACATCAGTTGATGGTCTTGCAGAGGACAAGAGTGTTGTGTTACAGGCAAAGTTTGGAACGCCTGTTGCAGACTACATTGGCACATTTGGTATGCCTAACTTAGCAAAACTAAAAATTCTGCTTAACATTGGTGAGTACAAAGAAAACGCAGACATTAGTGTGAAAAGGCAAGAACGCAATGGCGAGAATGCTCCTGTTGGACTACACTTTAAAAACGCCGCTGGTGACTTTAAGAACGACTATAGGTTTATGGTAAGTGAAATTGTAAATGAAAAGCTCAAAGGTGTTAAGATGAAAGATGTGCCTTGGGACATTGAATTTGAGCCAACAACTGCAAGTATCATGCGATTGAAAATGCAGGCACAGGCAAATGCAGAAGAGACAACATTTCAAACTAAAACTGAAGATGGACATTTAAAGTTTTTGTTTGGTGATCATAGCACACATGCAGGAGACTTTGTATTCCAACATGACGTTGGTGGTAAGTTAACTAAAGCATGGAGTTGGCCAGTGCAACAGTTCATAGCAATTATGAATTTAACTGGCGATAAAACTGTGAGAATAAGCGATAGTGGTGCAACTAAGATAACTGTTGATTCAGGTATTGCAGTGTATGACTATATCCTTCCAGCACAAAGTAAGTAAATGCAACAAGACAACCTAACTGATAAACAAAGCGACTATGCAATATTTTTGCCTGCAATAAGCAGTTTCTATGCTACCTATATTGGTGCAGAACGTTATCCAGATAAAGTAAAAAGCATTATTGGTGATAGGTTGCCTAAGGGTATTCCAAACATGGAAGCAATGAATTGGCTTAATGCACAACAAGCATTGTTTCCGTATAAATGGAGTTTATACAGTGCTGGCCATGCCAACATGGACCTAAGTGTACATGTACCCAAAGAAGATATGATACGTAACAGATCAGAAGATACTATTATGGTTGCTGACTCTGGTGGATTCCAGATTGCAAAAGGTGTATGGCCAGGAGCATGGGCAGACACTACAGATAAAGCGGCACAGAAAAAACGTGAAGCAGTTATTAAATGGCAAAGTGGCATAGCAAACTATGGTATGACACTTGATATTCCAACATGGACTTACTTAGATCCAAAGGCTAGTGAAGCATGTGGAATAAAAAGTTACAAAGACGCAGTTGATGCAACATTATTCAACAATGAATTTTTTATGGAAGCCAGAGATAAAGATCTAAAGATACTAAATGTGCTACAAGGAAGTAATCATACTGAAGCTGATCAATGGTACGATACTATGAAAAAGTTTTGTTCAGACAAGTATGAACGCCCATTTGATGGATGGGGTATGGGTGGACAAAACATGTGTGACCTACATCTAATACTACGTCGTTTGGTAACACTTATACATGAAGGTTTATTAGAAAAAGGTCAACATGATTGGATGCACTTTTTAGGCACTAGCAAACTAGAATGGGCATTACTGCTTACAGATATACAACGTAGTGTTAGGCGCCATGCAAATTCAAACTTTACAGTTAGTTTTGACTGTGCTTCGCCGTTCTTAGCAACTGCAAACGGACAAGTTTATACAAGACTACGTTCTGATGATAGAGGCAAGTGGAGTTACTTGATGGAAGCCACTGCTGACAATAAAAAGTATGCATACAATACAGACCGGTTTAGTGATGTAGTTGTACGTGATGGCATACACAAACAGTTTGATGATTCACCTATAAGTGCAGGTTGTACTATTGGAGATATTTGCAAGTATGGTCCAGGTGACCTAAATAAGATTGGCAAAGAAGGCAAAACCAGTTGGGATAGTTTCAGTTATGCATTGCTTATGGGTCACAATGTTTGGCAACACATATACGCAGTACAAGAATCAAACAGACTGTATGATCAAGGAACAATGCCTGACATGCTTGTAAATGATACATTTACAAAAATTACTATTCGAGATGTTATTGACGAGGTATTTGCACAAAAGGATTTAACAAAAAGCATGAACTTACTTGACAAGCACAGCAAGTTATTAGACAGTGTAATTGGTGGATCAAGAGGTACAACTGGTAAAAAAATTGTCAACAGTAAAACACAATTTAATGCATTATTTGATTGACATTAGAACAATACTATTGTATAATACTAACTTAACAATGAGGAACTATTATGAACGTGAAGATTGACGAAACACAACAGGCTGGTAAGGACATGGTACAAGCACAAGTACACGCAGAAATACAAGAACGTTTATTACCAGGCATGCAATATGGAGCATGGTTACAATGGTTCCATCGTAATTGTAACCCACGTAACTATTTGGAGATCGGTGTAAACACAGGTAGAAGTTTGCAGTATGTAATGTCAAAAGTACCATGTGTTGGTATTGATCCGAATCCTCTAATTGAATATGAACTGTCTGACGAGACAAAAGTTTTTAAGATGGACAGTGATAGCTTTTTTGCAAATGAAAATGTTGAACAACTGCTTGGAGATAAAATTGAACTAGCATTTATCGATGGCTTACATCATTATGATCAAGTGCTAAAAGACTTTATCAATATTGAAAAACATTCAGATAAAGACACAATAGTATTGTTACATGATATCTATCCAGTTGTTCCAGAAACTGCCACACGTGAATGGAATACATTTTACTGGGCAGGTGATACGTGGAAATTTATGCACGTGCTAAAAACATATCGTCCAGATTTATGTACAAGAACTATTCCAACATTTCCAACAGGATTAGGCTTTGTAAACAATTTGGATGCAAATAACACTGTGCTTGAAGATCAATTTGATACTATACTAGCAGAATTTGATAACAAAATATATGATTTAAATAATCCAGTTAACCTAGTCAAAAATAATGTAGAGGACATTATCAAATGCCTCACCTAGATTATAACAACATTGAATTGTTTACTGGTAAAGAAGTAGAGCATACTCCAGCATACGGTATGCAGACACTGTTTGTAAATGGCAAACCTAGTGTTGATAAAATACTAGAAAATGCCGTTGAACATGTGTATATGGGTGCAAATCATCTTGAGATCGATTATGATGACAAAGACGAACTAGAATACTTTAACAGTACAATTAGTAGTTTGTTGGCTAAAGGCTTTTATGTTACACTTGATTATGATGCACATCAGCATCGTAAAATGCTTACTGCATTAGATAATATTATTTGGCGTAGTAGTACGTTTATACCAATGCTAAGTGTACATATTCCGCAGGTCCAAGATCATAGCAATCTTACAATTAAAATTGCAGATTCAAACTTCAAAGGGAGCAATGGCGGTGTATGGTGTATGAACATGAACGATGTTCCGCCGATGAAGTTTACGGATTGGAACAAGTACACAGACGATGAAGCAATTGAATACAAGGAGCCATTCTAATGATACAAGCAGAACGTGAAGCAATTGAAACAAACAAGTCAAATGCAAGTAGAAAGATATGGGTAACATTTCAAAAAGAAGGCTTACATAAGTATCCAGCCGCACTTGATGATCCAATGTTAGCCACTGGTGATGAATTTGATGTAAGTTTTTTAGGTTATATTCATAGGCACATATTTAAATTTAGAGTAGCAATTGAAGTGTTTCACGATGATAGAGACATAGAGTTTATACAATTTAAACGTTGGTTGGAAAAACTATATACAGAAAAAACACTAGCATTAGATTTTAAAAGTTGTGAAATGATCAGTGATGATTTGTACACACATATAGCCGCTAAATATCCAGGTAGAACTGTTACCATTGAAGTAAGTGAAGATGGTGAAAATGGTTGTGAGGTTAACTACAACAGGTAACAATAATGGTTTGGGAGACATTTGTATTATGCTTGGTAATCTTATTATGTATAGTGGCGGCAATGAGTATAGGCCTCCTGAGAGGCCTACGTGTAAAAGGCAGTTGCGGTGGTGCTACAGGCGTTTGCTCTGTATGTGGTAAAGACAATGCAAAAAAGCCAAGTAGGCTAGAACAAATGAAGAAAGATCCTAACAGAAGGATCGACAGTGACGACATGACTGAAGTTGAGAAAATGGATGCAGGTTTCACACATGGAACTTATAATATTAACGGAAGAGATGTGGACTTCTAAATGAGAATTGAACAAGATATAAAATTAGATTACAAAGACGTACTATTTAAACCAAAACGAAGTACACTCGAAAGTCGACGTGAAGTACGTTTAGAAAGAACTTTTAACTTTCACAACAGTGGACAACAGTGGGTTGGTGTGCCTATTATGGCTAGTAATATGGATGGCGTTGGTACGTTCTCTATGGCTAAAGTTTTACAAGAACACAAAATGTTAACAGTTATCCGTAAACACTACAGTTTAGAACAGTGGCAAAAGGCCAAAGGCGTAAAGATGCAATACGTAAGTGTTTGCACAGGTACTGCGGCCATATGGAACGATGATGCAGTTGATTATCAAACAATGCGAGCCGTACTTGCAATGTATCCAGACATTCCGTTTATCACTGTTGATGTTGCAAATGCATACCATGAAAACTTTGGACACTTTATTGCAAGACTAAGAGATGAATATCCTGATAAAACAATTATCGCAGGCAATGTTATAACTGGTGAGATGACTGAAGAACTAATCATACGTGGAGCTGACATTGTCAAATGTGGTATAGGTCCTGGGTCAGTATGTACTACAAGATTAATGACTGGTGTAGGTGTTCCGCAACTTAGTGGTATAATTGAATGTGCTGATGCCGCCAATGGTATTGGTGGACATATTGTTGCTGATGGTGGTTGTGTGTACCCAGGTGATGTTGCAAAAGCATTCGGTGCAGGAGCACACATGGTAATGCTAGGCGGAATGTTAGCAGGCTCAGATGAATCAGAAGGCAAAGTAGTAGATGGCAAAGTACAATTTTATGGTATGAGTTCGGATACTGCAATGGAAAAACACGGCAATAGAAAAGACGGCTATAGAGGTGCAGAAGGCAAAGTAGTAGAATTGCCATACAAAGGTGCAATTGAAAAAACTGTTACTGAAATCTTAGGCGGTGTAAGAAGTGCATGTACATATATTGGTGCTAAACGCATCAAAGACATGCCAAAGTGTACAACATTTGTACGTTGTTTACAAAATGTAAATGACGTGTTTGGCAGACAATAATGGCAGAAGAAAAATTTACACATAAAGTTGACCCAAGAATAATTCATGCAGATCAACGTAAACAAGATACAAGAAGAGATGCTTGGGATAGAGATTATATGGGTGCCCATTATGTAAAACCAGAGCCAGAAACTACAAAGAAGATTTCGAATGCGGCGCCTGTTTTTGTTTTTGCATTTTTTTATATTTGTATATTAGTAATGATTAGTAGTACAAAATAGGTTGACAAATTCAAATTATTATACTACAATAAAGCATATTATAGGAGTAATACATGCGTAAACTTTTCTACATGGGTCTTGAATCTTATGAAGCCCGATATACATTACAACTTACTGAATGGAACCGTCGAGTATTTGATCGTAGAGGACTTGATGTTGTATATGTTCCAGGAACAACAATAGATGATACTAAAAGTATTAGTGTAGGACAGGTGCTTGATGCACATGGACGAAGTTACTTTGGTATGAGCCAGATTATGAATCTAGTACAGATGATGCGTAATGGTGAGTGTACTGGAGAAGATGTTATTTACTTTGAAGATATGTTTCAACCTGGTATTGAGAGTCTGCCATACATTATGGATCAGATTACAACAGACCAAAGACCCCAAGTGTATGTACGCTGTCTTGCCCAAGCAATTGATCCAGATGATTTTGTACATGTATGGGGCATGTCAAAGTGGATGGGCCTATATGAGAAGATGGTATGTGAGTTTGCCACAGTTTTGGCTACCAATGAAGAGATGGTAGCACACATGAAAATTGCTGGTTGGGAGTCACCTATATACAATATCTCAGGCTTAGCCTTTGGCAAGCAGGAAGTTCAGGAAAGGTTGGGCGAACGGATAAAGCCTTTCCATGAACGTGCAAACAGAGTTGTGTTCAGTGCAAGATTTGATCAAGAGAAGCAACCAGACTTCTTTATGGATCTAGTTGAACGATACAGTAACCATTTTCCAAAACAACAAACATTTGCCATACTACAAGGCGGACCGCTACGTAGTAACAATGAAAAGTATATCACACGTGCAAGAGAACTTGAAGCACGTGGCATACTAGAAATACATGAAAACTTGCAAAAGCATGAATACTATAAGATACTAAATGATAGTAGAGTATTGTTTAACTGTGCATTACAAGATTGGGTAAGCAATACTGTAAGCGAAGCAGATGCACTTGGTTGTAATGTGCTATATCCAGCATACAGAAGTTTTCCAGAAACATTTGCAAACGATTCTAATAGATTGTATATTCCGTGGAGCATTGATGATGTTGAAATAAAACTAGGCAACTTGTTAAAAGAAGCACATCACAACATGGGTTTGATTAGTGATTGGACCGATGGTACAATTGACAGAGTAATTGATATCATGCAAGGCAACGGTGAACAGTGGTTACGTACAGGTAACAGATATAGAGATCATGTTGCTGGCGCAAAATATCAAGTGAAAAAAATTGAAGAAGATGATACACAACAGGATATGTTTGCTTAACAATGTTTACCTACACAGGACCAAGTTGGGCGGCTAGTAGTTATCCAGTAGACGATGAGGATGCAACCAACCTAGCAAAGTTATGGAATATGCCTCATGTTGATCAAAGTGTTCCTGGTGTACATGCAATATACAACTTAAATAGGCTTTATGAACAAAAGGTTCCAAAAGGTCCTGTTGTATGGATTTATAATGAACCACTTAATGTGTTAAAACGTGCCACTAAAATGGAAGATAAGGAATTTCTTATTAGGAACGATTGGAAAGAAATATGGCAAGAGTGCAACCAATTTTGTCTAAATAGTATTGCACGCCTAGGCAGACCAGTGTTGTTGTTTGGTGCACATAGTGATATTGTAGACTGTGATCATGCAAATATTGTAGTAGGGCATAAAAGTTGGCAACGTTTTCTTGCTGAAAAGGCAGGAATGATTACACGTAAAGGAAAAATCAACGTAACAATGGATGATGGAGGTAGTTATAGTTTTAGACAATGTTGGGGAGCAGAAGTCATACACAGAACTATGCACGAAAATCCAGATATTGAACCTAATAAAAGTTTGACCGATTCTATATGGAATATGTTTTTCTTTTGGAAACAGTTAGAAAAACAAGATTTGTTTAGTGACGTACATCCTAACTTGCGTGGAAATAAATTATTTGCTGAATACACTAAACCAATAGTGCTAAAATTTTTAGAGGATATAAAATGAAACACGTTGCAATCACAGGTGGTGGCGGCTATATAGGTGGACAGACTGCTATATATTTTAAGGAACAAGGTTGGAAAGTTACAGTTGTAGATAGAAATAATCTGCCCGAAAGACTTGAATCATTTGTTGATACACACTTACACGATAATTTTGATGATGTAGAAGCATTAAAACAATATGCTACTGCTGATGCAATTATACACTGTGCCGGCTCAAGTTTAGTTGGTCCAAGCATAAAAAATCCTAGTGATTATTACGAAAATAATTTTATTGCTACAAAACGCATGCTTGACTATTTGTGTCAATTTGGTTATCATCCAAAATTTGTATTCAGTAGCAGTGCCGCAGTATATGGTAATCCTATTGCAATACCAATAGCAGAAGAAGATCCTAAGTTGCCAATATCACCATATGGAATAAGCAAACACATGGTTGAACAGTTGTTGTCAACATACAGTGAAGCATATGGACTTAACTATGTTGGTTTACGTTATTTCAATGCAGCCGGTGCTGATCCTCAAGGTAGGCATGGACAGGAAAAAGCCGCTACACATATTATTGCCCGTGTAATGGAAGCAATTAAAGAACAAAAGCAGTTTACACTAAATGGCACTGACTTGGCAACTGAAGATGGTACCTGTATACGAGACTATATACACGTTGCAGATATTGCCAAAGCACATTTTTATGCACAACAGGATCATGTAGTTCCCGACTTTTATAATCTAAGTACAGGAATGGGTGCAAGTAATTTAGAAATACTGCGTAAGTGTTGCACAGTTAGCAACAGTAAACCTAGTGTAGTTGTAGAAGGTCCAGGCAGAGCAGGCGATCCGGATACACTGGTTGCTAACAATGAAAAATTTTACAAAGCATGTCAATGGAAAAATGAATATCATATAGATGATATAATCGAACATGCATGGAAATGGTACAACCGTGGGGTTTGAAAAGTTCACTGAGTTTGAAACTGCACTTGCACAGTACACTGGTGCTCCGCATGTAGTACTTACGGATTGTTGTACACACGCAGTTGAACTTTGTTTGCGACTTAAAGGCACTGGAATAGTAACACTACCATATCGAAGCTATATTAGCATTCCAATGACCATGCATAAACTTAATATACAATACCAATATGATATTGAAGTTGAATGGGAATACGAATATAGAATTGGACTTACTAATATTTGGGATAGTGCCAGAGGTTTAGGCAAAGATATGTTTAGAGCAAGCCAAATTCAATGTTTAAGTTTTGGACATTCAAAACGTTTAGAAATCGGACATGGTGGTGCCATTCTAACAAGCAACAAAGATGATGCAGAAAAATTACGCCATATGGCCTATGATGGTAGAGATTTAAGTATTACACCATGGCAAGAACAAAAGGTATTTAATGTTGGTTACCATTACAAACCCAGCATTGAAGATTGCGAGAAGGGACTATATATGCTCGCTAATAATAAACTTAAAACCAGAGAGTCTCAACAGGTAAAGTATCCTGACTTAACGGAGATACAAATAGTCAAATAACTTGACAACGACCTAAATAACCCATATAATATATATTGTCTAACTGGGAGAACATACATGACAACTTCAGAAATAATAGCAAACAGACTAAAAAAAGCAAACAAACGATACTGGGCTGGAGATAATATCAGCGGCTATCTGCATGATGGTGAGAAAGAAGCATTGATAGAAGAACTTACACCAAAGTTTGAAGCAGTGCTTGACGGCTTGGTTATTGATAGACATAACGATCCTAACAGTATGGATACTGGGAGACGTTTGGCAAAGATGTATATCAACGAACTAATGAGTGGTAGATATAATCCTATGCCAAACGCAACTGCATTTCCTAACACAGATGACGATGCATACAAAGGTTTACTGGTAGTGCGTAGTGAGATAAAAAGCATGTGTTCACATCACCATCAGCCAGTAAGTGGCGTTGCATATATTGGCATACTTGCCGCTGAACAACTGATTGGACTGAGCAAGTACACAAGAATTGCACAGTGGTGTGCAAGAAGAGGCACACTACAAGAAGAACTAAACAACGATATTGCTAAAGAGATTATGAAAGCAACTGGCAGTGCTGATGTAGGTGTATACATTCAAGCAACACATGGTTGTTGTGAAAACAGAGGTATTGGAGCTCATAGCAGTTTAACACAAACCACTGTGCTTAAAGGTGCATTCTATAATGAGATAATAACCAAGACAGAATTTATGGATAATATTAAAATGCAACAACAATTTGCATGCGGAAATTAGGTCTGTACTAAATACCGTTCTAGAGCTGAACCTGCTCTTTAACCCCCGGGTGAAGCATTTTAGTTAAAGAACACCCATCAATTAGAAAGATAAAATTAATGAAACTACTTAAATTATTGATAGTTGCACTATCAGTTATGTTTTTTAGTGTTGCACATGCTGGAGACAAAATTAAAGTAGGTTTTATCTATGTTGGCCCTACAGGCGATCATGGATGGACCTACAGACATGACATTGGACGTCAAGATGTTGAAAAGCATTTTGGTGACAAGGTAGAAACTAAATTTATAGAAAGTGTAAAGTATGGTCCTGATGCTGAAAGAGCAATCAGAGCTATGGCAAAAGACGGAGCAGATATAATATTTGCTACAAGTTTTGGTTACATGGAGCCTATGCTTAAAGTTGCAAAAGAATTTCCAAACGTAAAGTTTGAACATGCAACTGGATACAAGCAAAGTAAAAACATGTCAAGTTACGGTTTACGTTTATATCAAGCAAGACACGTACAAGGTGTTATTGCAGGTATGATGACTAAGACTAACAAAATTTGCTATGTTGGTGCATTTCCAATTCCTGAAGTTATTCGTGAAATTAACACATACTATCTAGGTGCCAAATCAGTTAATCCTGATGTTGACATTGATATTGTATGGGTAAACACATGGTATGATCCAGGTAAAGAAGCAGAAGCGGCTAAGGTTATGATTGCAGAAGGTTGTGACATGGTTGCACAGCATACTGATTCACCAGCACCACTGCAAACTGCAGAAAAAGCAGGTGTACTTGGTTTTGGACAAGCAAGTGATCAATATAGATTTGCTCCTAAAGCTCAGTTAACTGCGACTATTGACAACTGGTCACCATATTATATTGCTAAAGTACAAGCAGTAATTGATGGTACATGGCAAAGTGGAGATTATTTTGGACACATGAAAGATGATGTTGTGCAAATGGCACCATTTACTAACATGCCAGCAGACGTAGCGGCATTTGCTGGTAAGATCAAAGATGGTATTACCAATGGCAAGTACTTTGCTTTTACTGGTCCTATAAAAGACAACACAGGCAAACTACAACTGAAAGATGGTGAGATTGCTGACGATGGACACCTAAATAGCATGATGTACTATGTCGAAGGCATTGATGCAAAAGTACCAGGAAACTAAAATATGATTCCAGTAATTGATTATAATAGTAAAAACGTACTGGAAGAAATACGCGAAGCCTACACAACAGTGGGCTTTGCAGTGTTTCAGCATGCACTAGCTGATCCAGATCAAGACACCATGAAACAATGGTGGGATCTCATGCGTGGTTTCTTTGACAAAGATCAAGAAACAAAGAACAAATACAAATATCAAGCAGAAAACAATTTGGGTTACAGTATTGTAGGCGCAGAAAATGTAGATCCAACTGCTCCTAAAGATATGAAAGAAAGTTTCAATTACAACAATACAAGAATGCCTGATGATCTATGGCCAACAGATATTGAAAATTTTAAAGAACTTGCACTACAATCAATCGATATTGCTGACAAACTAACACTTGATATACTTGGTAAATTTGATTTGATATTAGACAGCGATAATACACTTGTAGACGCACACAGGCGCCCTTATAATACAACACGTGTTATTCATTATCCAGCAATGAAACCAACCCAAGATAGAATGCTACGTATTGGGGAACATTCAGACTACGGCACAATCACACTCTTATGGCAACTGGATAGTGTGCCAGGTTTAGAAGTTGAAGATCTCGAAGGCAACTGGCATCCTGTACCTTATGTATGGAACGGCGTAGTTGTAAATATCGGAGATCTTTTACAACGTTGGACAAACGATTATTTTAAAAGTACACGACACAGAGTAGAGAACAGTTATTGTCACGTACCAAGATACAGTATGCCGCACTTTGTAGATCCTGAACCCGGCACTATTGTAGAAAATTTACTTAAAGAGCCCAATCACTATGATCCAATCGAATCAAAAGAATACTTGATGTGGCGATTAGCACAGAGTTATTAATGAATCTTAAAATTACACAAGTTGAACACTATACTGATAGTTTGTTTCGTATACGTACAGAACGTCCGCAGTCATTTAGATTCACTGCTGGTGAGTTTGTAATGATAAGTTTACCCGATACTCCTAAAAGAGCATACAGTATGACCAGTGGTCCTTATGATGATTATATAGAATTTTATTCAATCAAAGTGCCAAATGGGCCACTTACCAGTAAACTACAACATGTAAAAGTCGGCGATCTACTGGATGTTGGAACTAAACCGACTGGTACTCTGACACTGGCTAATCTCGAACTTGGTAACAACTTATGGTTATTGGCAACAGGAACAGGTATAGCACCGTTTATAAGTTTGTTAAGAGATCCAGAAACATTTGAAAGTTTTAGCCAGATCTCTGTGTATTGGAGTGTGCGAACTGCACAAGAACTTCTTGCATATGATAACTTTTTAAAAGAATTGGACATAAAATATGTGCCAACAGTTACACAAGATCCTACATGGACTGGAAGAAAAACACGTATTACACATACTATCCGGCATGGTGAAATTGCAAGTAATTTAGAACCTAGTGAACACAAAATAATGATTTGTGGAAATCTCGAGTTTAATCAGGAAGTTGCAAGTATGTTTGATGGTTGGGGATTTAACGAAGGCAATAGCAAATTAGCAGGTACTTTCGTACAAGAAAGAGCATTTGTTGGTTGACATTTGTACATAAAATGCTATAATAATAGTATTAACAACGAGGCAAGCGATGCATAGTTTAGATACGTTAGAAGTGGCAAAGCAAGAGGGCAGAGCTCCTTGGACCGATGTGCAGTTAGAAACAAAAGATTTTGTTGTATACAACGATGGCTTTCCGGTTACGCCAGGGCACACATTAGTTGTACCTCGTGAATCACACATGCAGAACTTGCTTCGTTGTTTCAATTACGCAATGCAGATGGGCAATGCAAACGTTGAAGGTGAAGGCAATGAGATAACTGGATTCAATGTTGGCATTAATGTAGGTACCAGTGCAGGTCAAACTGTGATGTATCCTCATGTGCATTTAATTTTTAGACGCAATGGCGATACAGAAGACCCCACAGGTGGAGTTCGCAACGTTATACCAGGGAGTGGAAACTATGGCAACTGATGAAGAATTAATTGAAGCAATAAAACGTCCAGATAGATACTATCATATAACCATTGGCGGATATGGTGGCGAAACAACATATGCACGTATATCTCAAGCGGCATATATGTACTGGGCTGATAAAGATGAAAGTGAATTAGAAAGTTACATGGGTAGTCCAGAAGGTTATGTTGAAGACGACGATCCAGATTTACCCGACGAAGCAAACTTTTTATACAATGCCGAAGAAGAATACTATCATGATTGGTACGAAGCTCCAGACGAACTAGAACATGGCTGGGGTGTAGACATTGACAACAGTTGGATCTCAATCGAAGAACGTGACAGTGAAGAATATCAAAGCAAACACATTGCCGATATAGTTGACACAGTTGATACTCCAGTGTATATTAAAGACAACAATATAGAAAAAGACGAAGGTGAACTTGATCTTGATGCACTATTATATCCAAATGGACACTATGAAGAAGATGATGAAGATGGTGAAGAGGGCGAACCAAAGCCACTAGAAGATGGTACTGTTCCTGAGCCATATGTGTTTTATGGATGTAGTGCAGAGAAAGGCACATTCTTTGATGGCGTTGTACATATAGATGACGGAAGTAAGTTTGATGCAACAAAACTAAAATTTTTTGTTGAAGCACAACCAAATGGTGATACTATTATTTCAGAAGTTACATATAATGGTGAAGCTATTGATAACAACGGTGGAGACACCACAGGCAAAGGCTATTATGCAAGTGTCTGGGACTGGTAGGAGAAAGTATGGCGTTCTTTAGTACAAAGACATATGGACATAACATTGGACTTAGTGCAGTGTTTAGACAACCTCATGCGGATCATTCGCATTGCAAATATCTACATGGTTACAGTTTAGGATTTAAATTTGTATTTGCAGCAAGTGAACTAGATAACAAAAACTGGGCAGTAGACTTTGGTGGACTAAAGCCACTAAAGAAATGGTTAGAAGATACATTTGATCATAAACTTGTGCTTGATGAGAATGATGATAAACTCCATCACTTTCATGTATTAGAAGATGCAGGGCTATGCCAAATAACAATACTAGATGGTGTTGGTGCAGAAATGTTTGCCAAACATGCATATGATTTTGCAGACAAATTAATTAGAGAACAAACAGATAATAGATGTTGGGTGCATTCAGTTGAGTGTATGGAACATGGTGCAAACAGTGCAATTTACAAAAGGATTACAACTTAATGGCTTTAATACCAATGGTGGTGGAAACCACTAGCAAAGGTGAACGTGCATACGATATCTATAGTAGACTACTTAAAGATAGAATAGTAATGCTTAATGGCGTAGTAGAAGATCAAATGGCTAACAGTGTAATTGCACAACTATTGTTTTTAGAGTCGGAAGAACCTGACAAAGATATATTACTTTATATCAATTCGCCAGGTGGTCAAGTAAGTGCTGGCTTAGGTATCTACGATACGATGCAATTTATCAAGTGTGATGTCAGCACAGTCGTAATTGGACAAGCATGTTCAATGGGTAGTTTCTTAGCACAGGCGGGTGCTAAAGGCAAACGTATAGTACTTCCAGAATCACGTACAATGATACACAGAGTAAGTTCAGGCACGAGAGGCACATCAGGTACAGTACATGTACAAGAGCTACAATTTGAAGATGCACTACGTAGCATGGAAGAGTCAAAAAAGGTTAATCGCAGGCTCACAGAACTTTATGTTCGTCATAACACTGCCGGCAAGACATACGAACAAATGGCAGAGACTATGAAGTTTGATACGTTCTTAACTGCACAAGAAGCAGTTGAATGGGGTTTAGCCGATAAAGTTGTAGAGAATAGAGAATGACATTCCAACTAGAAGCCACTAAAAATATATCTGTTTGTATGGCCACAAGAGGTAGACCAGAGCTTGCCTTTGACAGTATTAAAAGCATGATAGATCTAGCACATGACGTTGATGAAATTGAATTTTGTGTTGCAATTGACAATGACGATACTGCAAGTCATGAATATTTTACTAAAACTGTTACTCCCTGGTTTGAAAAAGAAGAACTTGATTTGTTAGTAATGAGCTTTGATAGATTAGGCTATGCAAAACTAAACGAGTACATCAGTCATCTTGCCTCAAATTGTAGCGGTGCATGGATTATTACATGGAACGATGATGCACGTATGGAAAGTCAAGATTGGGATAAAGAAATTGCAAGTTATACAGGGCAGTTTAAACTACTAGCATTCAAAGACAATCATAACAAACATCCATACAGTATTTTTCCTATATTGCCAAGAGAATGGATGGTTCTCTTTGGTATTATTAGTCCTCAACAGGCAATAGATGCATGGGTATCGCAAGTTTGCTATTTAACTGATTGTTTTCAACGTCTGGAATCTACTGTTTTGCATGATAGACATGACTTAACTGGAAATAACAACGATACTACATACCAAGAACGTGAGTTTTTAGAAGGGGATCCTAACAGAGCAGGAGATGCCTTTCATCCTGAGATGCAGAAACTGAAAGAACAATTTGCGGCCAAAGTTGGTTGGTATTTAAAACGTATAGGACAGGATACAGGTTATTGGGACAAAGTGTTACGTAAAGAAGTTGAACCATATTCTTTAATGTATGCCAATGATCCAAATAAAAATCTAAGTACATATACATGGGTTAAAACAGCAGAAGGTTATAAGCAATGAAGAAAATATTTGTTACATGGCACGACGTTCAAAGGCAAACACAAGAAATACTACGCCAGATGCAAAAGGAATCGTGGAAGCCAGACTACATTGTTGGCATTACACGTGGCGGCTTAAATCCAAGTAACTTGTTAAGTCAATATTTAGATATTACAATGTACACACTTGATGTAAGATTACGTGATGGCAAGCATGTGCCTTGCGAAAGTAACAAAAAACTTGCAGAGATTGCATTTGGAATGAACGATGGTAAATCAACTGGTGCACGTTGGGACGTTGGACAACGTAAGAAAATATTAATTGTAGATGATATTAACGATTCGGGTGCAACGATAAATTGGATCAAGCAAGATTGGGAACGTACCATTAAAAAAGCAGTTGGAGACACAACTGATATTGGTTATGTATGGGAAACTATTTGGAACAAAACTACGAAGTTTGCAGTTTTATTTGATAACACTGCAAGTGAAGCAGAGATTGGTGTTGACTATAGTGCAGAAGAAATTAACAAAGTAGACGACCCAAGTTGGATTGTTTTTCCGTGGGAAGAATGGTGGAGCAGATGGGATCCTAACATAGAAATAATGAGGTAGACTTGTTGCTGATTTGTGCTATAATAAAAATAAAGATTAAACTATGATAGAAGAACAATTACCCTTTAAGTTCAAGTTTGCTGAAGCTGGTATAGTTTCTCCAGTAAATACTAGTATGAAAAAACAAGGCAAAAAGATGAGAATAGGTCTTATGTTTGGATCAACAACTTCAAATAGTGAACGTACTGCGGAAACTATTTGGAATA